ACTGCGACGATGGGGCCCTCTGGCTCGCTTCCGCGATCCTGTCCGTCGGTGGACAGCCCGACTTCGTGACGTGCGCCTTCAAGCGACTCTATTTTGACGGTCGGATCCAGCACAGCCACGTGTTCACACGGGCTCTCGAGCCCCGTAACCGAACCCGGATCGTGCTGGATCCGGTCGCCGCCGAGAAGACACCACAGATGCTAGGCCGTATGGTCGATGCTTCTGTCTGGCCGATCGCGGCCTAACCCCCAAGGACGACAAAGATGGCATACAACCTTCCACCGCCCTGGGATCCCGGCTTCGCCCTTCCCAAGAACGTCCGCGACGAGGGGCTCCAGCGTCGTGGCCTCGTCACCAAGTGGTTGCCGCGTGGCACCTACGACGACTCGGTCGATGGTACGGCCGGATACAACGTGCCGCAGTACATCAAGGACGAGGGTACCGGTCAGGGCGCGTTCACCACCTTCTGGCAGGGTCGCGGGACCTACAACGGCGGCAAGGTTCCCCACTGGCTGAACCAGCGCCCGACCGTCACCCAGGTGACGCCCCTACCAGGAGGCGGCAAGCAATTCACCGTGCAGCCACCACTGGGCGACGACGCCCCGATCGGCGAGCCGTTCGACACCTACGGCCAGAAGGCGGCGGCGACGCTGATCGCATCGGTGGCGGGCCTGCCACCGGGGCAGCGTCAGAAGGTCCTGAAGGCGGCGATGGACCACATCGACAAGAGCCTGTGGTCCCGCACGCAGGACATCTTCAACCGCTACGTCCAGCAGAAGATGGCCCCGGGGAACGCCTTCCCGCTCGCGCTGGCGCGCGCGCTTTCCACTGGAATTGCTGCCGAGATCATCACGACCGGCGTTCGGAGGGTCGCACCCCAGGCTAACTCGCTCCTGGGCCTGGGGTGCTATGGCGGCCATGCCTTTCCGGGAGCGATGGGGGATGTGGCGTGGCCGACGGGGTGCACTCCTGCGCCGGCGGGATACACGTGGCTCTATAGTGCCACCGTCAACGGGCAGTCGGTCCCGGGGCACTGGGCCAAGCTCCCGCCCGGCATGACCGCCCAGCCGTTCTGTTCGGGTGTCGTGCCGCCAGGGGCGCTCACCGTGGCCGACCCCCTGACGCCCGGCGCCCCACCTCCGGTGATCGAGGTACGGGACCATGGGGCCGACTACGACTGGTTCGTGGGTCCGTTCGGGTTCAACACGAGCACGTTCGTGCCTCGCGTGTGGGCCATCGGGACATCCTCGGCGACGGTCGCCAACCGAGCCTCGACGCCCGACATCATGTACCTGATGCCCGGAGATCTGCCAGCGGGCCCCCAACTCGCGAACGTCCGTCCGATGATCCCGCAGGTGCTCGCCTGGCTCAAGGCACGGCTGACCGAGGCGAAGGATGCGAGCGGCAACGCCGACACGCCGACGACGTACCTCGACATGGCCAGTAACCGGCACCCGTCGAGCTACATGTTCGACGCGAACGGCAACGTGTCCCAAGGCCAAGCGGACGATGCCAAGACGTGGTTCGATGCGATGGGTATCGATCCGGGAACAGCGGTCCGGCTCCACACGCTCTGGAATCTGAAGACGGCAGGCTCGCCGCTGGCCAGGACGACGCACATCAAGACGGGCGCCAACATGGCGTTGGTCGTTGCGCTGGCCCCGATGGATCTCACCAGGGGTGAATGGTCCAAGGCCAATCCGCTCGTTCTGAAGGTGTGGCTCTCGACGGTTCCGGACATCAACATCTTCGGGGCCCTCTGGAACCCGATGATCCTCATCAACCCGCTGACCGCGCTACAGGCCACGGCATCGGTGCTGGCGGGCGTCGCGCCAATTCTTGGAGATCTGGCCTGCGATGTCCTGACCAATCCGGCGGCGGGCACGGTGGCCGGCGCCGCGGCGGCGGCCTACGGAATCCCTCCTCAAGCCGGTACCACAGGAGTCGCGCTCGCTGCGAGTCAGTGCGGTAAGGCCCCACCGCCCCCACCGCCGCCCGTTGTCGGCCACTCGATCTGGCCCTGGGTACTCCTGGGCGGGGGTGCCATCGTGGCCGTGGCGCTCCTCACCAAGCCCAAGCCGAAGAAGGCGACGCCATGAACAAGCACACCTCCCGTGATCTGCTGAACGCCATCGGCATGGGGCAGCACAACGCCACCCAGGCGATCCCCTACCTGATGATCGCCCCGGCGACCACCGACCCCAAGACGCCGATGGTCATCAACATGGTCCGGCTGGTCCAGCAGCAGCTCTACCGGATGGGGGCCACTGACGTCGCCAACACGGGATACCTGGACGAGCCGACCGCCACCGCGCTCCTGCGAGTGACCGGGCCCAACTGGGAGCGGATGTCGTGGGCCCAGAACATCCAAGCGATCCTCGGTGCCCAGCAGCGGGGCATGTCCCTGGAGATGCCATCCGCCGCAGTCGCAACCGTAGCCGTAGGAGACGACTCACCCATGCAATGGACCCGAACCAATACGGGGTGGGTCCTGATGGGAGTCGCGGCGGTGGGCATTCTGGTATTGGATTACTACAGTAAGAAGGGCAAGAAAGGAGGCGGCGGTTGAGCCATTTAATATCGCCGCCCGTGTGGCGGCCTCCGATACCAGTTGCCGTGAGCGGCCCGCTGGACTTCCTGCCGGATGTCCCCGGAGGTCTCATTACCTACGGCGTGGTCGCCTTTCTGCTGTATCGTCACTTCACGAAGCGAGGGGGCGCCCGATGACGTACATGACGACCAGAAGGCCGATGATCGTCGCGCGGAGGCGCGGCGGGGTGGGTGATGTGTGGGACGAGCTCGAGAACTTCATGATGACCGGAGGGGCGGTCGATGCATCGCAAGCCGACCCGGCCGACAACGTCAACCAGACCGCGACCGGAACAAGCACCAGCGCGGCCGATTTCACCGTGGTGAACGGTGTCTGCAAGCCCCAGAACTTCCCGGCGCTCGCCGCCGCCCGGAACTTCCAGGGTCAACTCAACCGGGTAGCGCAGGCCAAGGGATTCGGGAAGATCTCCACGGATGGCGCGATCGGGCCTGGCACGCTTGCGCTGTTCCGCAAGGTGCAGGCGGCGGCGCCAGCGGGACAGATCATGGGGGACCCATCGACCTGCATGGGCGTGGCGCCCGATGTGGATGTGCTGGGTCAGCAGATCCAGGTCTTCGCCGACGCGCTGGGCACCCCGGCCACGGTGAGCGGCCCGGCCGTGCAACTCTCGCCGCCATCCATCGTCACCAAGAGCGGGCAGACGGTGATCGCGCCGGATGCGGGCCTCACGGGCGATCTCGCCAAGCTCTCGAGCGTCGAGAAGTTGGCGCTGCTGGGTCTCGCAGGCGGGATCGGGTACATGGCCTTGAGGAAGCGCAAGACCAGAGCCATTCCGTCCACCCGTCGGACCCGACGAACCACGCGGAGGCGATGATGTACCTAAGCCCCATGGGAGACGATCCGGCCGTCCCCGCCACGACGACAAACCTCCACGACTTCATTAACTCCGACAACGTGAGCACGGCCTCCATGTTCGCGCTGACCTACCACGGCTACAAGCGCTCGGGGGGCTCGCTGTTCTGGGCGCTGGTGTATGGCCTAGCGGGGCGGTGGGTGCCTGTGGTGGCGGTCCCGGTGGCCATGGCCCAGGGATTCGGCGAGAGGAAACCATGCCCATGAGGAACTACGGCTACACCTACCGCAGCGGACCACTCATCCGGTGGGGCCACGGCACGCCCATGCAAACCAAGGCGGCCGACGCCCAGGCGCTGGGGTCGCTCGAGGAGTCGACGCTCAAGACGCCCACGCTGTACGGCTCCTCCATCCTGCCGGCACCGGGGGCGCCCGAGCCGATCGGCATCTCCAACCAGCGCATGCGAGCCATGGGGGACACGGCCATGCAGGCGATGGGAGGGTGCAGCTGCAGCGGGACCTGTGGATGTGGGACGCCAGCGGCCGCAACCGCGGCGCTCTCGGGCATCGCGGACTCGGTGCCGGGCGGCTGGGTCACGCTGGGCGTGGGGGCCTTCCTGGTCTGGCACTTCATGAAGAAGCGGAGGCGGTGATGCCTGCGATATATCCGGAGACCGTCGCGCAGAGAGCCGTGTATCCAAACGGTACGCGTTCATCGCCGTTCATTGCCTCGATGTGCAAGGAGGACATGATCCGCGTCGCACGGCGGATCCTCGAGGACTCGCTCGCGGCGCGCGTATTGGGACCCGACGGGAAGATCGACCGGGACGCTTCGGACAAGGCGAGGGCCGCCGACGACTTCGATCCGGGGTCCGTACGGCTCGTGTGCTCATACGACGGGAGATTCTGGTCAACCCTCAACACCTGGCGACGCGAGGTTCGCAGTTGGGACAGGCAGATCGGCAACGTCGCGATGAGCGAGCGAGCCCGGTCGATGATGGTTCCGGGTGACCATCCAGCCCGGTCGCTCGGCGATGGCGAACTTGCCATCTTGTTCGGACTCGATGACGAGTTCGGGTGGCAAGCGCTGCACGCACTGGGCATCGTGGACCCGGTCAAGTCACTCGCCCGGACAGTCCTCGAGATGTCGGAGCACATCGAGGAGTGGAGCGAACCGTGATGCCTCAGTCGTCGATCGTCATTCGCGACCGGCTCCTCTGGGCCATCGTTTCATGGGGGGCGCGCTGGAAGGTCGCGCGAGCCTGAGGTTGCCATGCGCTACTCGGTCTACAACCACGATCGGCACGCCTTCGACTACTACGAGTCCCCGGGTGCCGGTGGAACCCACGCCGGGTCGCCCCCTGCCCCCCGGTCGATCGGTGAAATCGGTGCGCCTGTCGACCGCGCAGCCTGGAAGCTTCCTGCTGGCGCCAAGAAGGTCGGCTCCGGGTTCCTGGCGCAGGGGCGAATCGCCAGCCTGGGCGGCGCTGACGCGTCCTGGGACCCGACCACGATGATCGCGTACGCTGCGGTCGCCTACGTTGCCTGGAGGATTCTTCGATGACCTACCTCGTAAAGGCCGCGCCGCGGAGGCGCTACATCAAGCGCGGGCGTCCCTCGGTGCTCTCTGGCCTCCTGGATCCGATCCTGCCCGGCCCCTCGCCCGAGTCGCAGTGCATCGCCCAGGCGAACGCCGCAATGGCGCCGTTCGATGCCAAGATCGACGGTCTCATCAAGACCTGGAACCCCACTGGGTTCTACACGTCGGACGACATCCGATCTATCGTCGGCTCAGTCATGACAACCATCTCGCAGGCGCAGGCCTCCGTCGACCAGGCAACCAAGGAGCCCAACGCGTCCCAGGACAGCGTCATGCGAGCAACCGATGACCTGGCCAGGGCTGGGCAGCGCTCGCTCGACTATCTCCAGGCGGCAACGCAGGCAGATGGTCAGGGAACCCGCGTCATCAACGCGGTCGGCCTGAAGCGCTGGGTCACCGACTCCCTGGCGGCGGCCTCCTCGGCGATGGTGACCGCATCCGTGATCGGGTGCATCACGCCGTGGTGGGCTGGCGCGCTCGCAGCCTTCCAGTCGGTGTTCGACAAGGCGTGGGCCGTTGTCACGGCGGTGGTGGGGACCCTGCTCCAGGTCGGAGAGGATGTTCTGAAGGTTGCGAGCAGCCTTGATGACATCTACGAGGTGCTGAAGTGGGGCGCCCTGGCATACGGCGCCTACTGGCTGTGGACCAATGTCCTGGAGCCCGGGATTCACCGATGACGCGTCGGAACCACGGCGCTGCTGCGGAGCAGGCGGTCGCCAAGTACAAGGAGTTTCACCGCTACGACCCTCGCCAGATCGGCGAGTTTCCAGCGTCATTCCGCATACCCGCGCGCGTACTCCGCGCCGGACCTGCCAAATTCGTCACCTACCGCTCGGGCAAGGTTGACCCTGAGACGCTCAAGAAGCCGCGCCATCCCGTCAACTACATCCACGAGCACGACGCGGGGGTGATGTGCTACCTGACGTCCGGTGATGGGGTGGAGGTCGACGTGCCCAGGAAGTTCATCGACGTCGAGGCCCTCACGCGTCTGGGCTACTGCCTGGGGTTCTGCTTCGAGGAAGAGGGCGAGACGTGCGAGGTGGAAGGGCGGGATCCGCTTCCCGATCTGTACGCCACGCCCGATGGGAAGTGCCTGCTGGTGATCCAGTCCAGGAAGACCGTGCTGGCCATGATGTGGGGCGGGGCGCTGGGCGTGTTCGCGCGCGGAATCGACGGGTGAACCATGGCCACCGAGCCCACCATACCGACCTCGCTGGCTCCACTCCTGATCGCCGCCGTTTTGGCGCTGGCCGGCGTGATCGCCTACCTGTTCCGCTACTACAGCAAGCGGGCCGAGGACCACGGCAAGGAGCGCGAGGCGTGGGGCAAGGAGCGCGAGGCGTGGGCGGCGGAACGCGCTCGCCTCGAGCGCTTCCACGTCGAGCTCCGCGCCGAGTACGAAGCGAAGTACCACGAGACGCTGAACACGCTCTACAAGGAGGCCAGGGAGAACGAGGCCACCGCCCGACGCGAGTACGCCGAGAACATGGAGAGCGTGGCCCAGAAGGCAGCCGAGGCGTCCAGCAAGGTCGCTGCGGTGATGGACAAGATCTATGATTACCTGATCCGGCCGCGCAGGCCGCCACACTGAAGGAGTTGCCTCGATGTCACCTCGGAAGTTTCCCGATGGCAGCAGGGTCACGAACGCGAGGGCGGAGTCAGCCTGCCTGCGGGCGATCGACTCGTGCTTGACGCTGGCAAGGTCGGCTGACCGGCTGAGCACCGAGCTCGACCACATCGACCGCACCATCCCGGGATCGGGGATCATCAGGTTGCCGGTGGAGGATGACGACAGCCTGATGGTGGCGGTCAGGGAAGCAAGGGATGCGACTGGGAAGTCGTGATAATCTTCGTGGATGCCACGAATCAGCGACCGACGCCCAATCCAAGTCTTCGACAGCTTCAACCCCCTGACCCTCCGCGCGAGTTCGCCGACGTTCGAGTTGTTCGGCAAGACCAACGAGACGAGCAACGCAGCGAGCGGCACTCTCATCGCCGATCCCTCTCACGATCATCATATCGATCACTGGTTCGCGCGGACGAACATCCGGGATCTGCGGTCGTTCGATGACTTTGCGTTCATGTGCATTGTCAGCCTGATCGTGGAGCACCCCCGCCGCGAACGGCTCAAGCAACGGGAGATCGTGTCCACTACCCCGCTCTCCGATCTGCTGCAGAAAAGGAGCGGAGACACGTCGGAATGGGGGATGTGCGCCGTGGCCAGAACCGCGCGGGGTGAGCGCGCGTTCGTCGAGGTGATGTTCAACGGAGGCGAGGCGTTCGCTGCGCTCAACGACGAGCTATCAGCGCGGGCTCCGCGTCCCTTCCCGCTCGTGCGCATCCATCTCGAGGGAGGTGCCTACCCGCAACAGGAGGCCGAGTAGCGCTCCCCTCCGAACTTTATCCCCAGCCGGTAGGTGTGGCCGTCGTACTTGCGCGCTTGCTCGCGTTCCGGCGGTCTGGGCATCCGGGGCAGCGGGATGCACGAGAAGCGTAGCATGACCAACGCGCAACGATTGAGGAAGTACCGCGCCGACGCCGCCCTGAAGGGGTTGTGCACCGTCTGCCGCTGCCGCTTCCCTAAACCCGGGCGTCGCGTATGCCGCGAGTGCCACACCAACAAGAAGAAGGCGGAACGCACCACGGGCATCGATGGCGCGCGACGGCGGAAGCGATCTGGCAATCATCGTCGTGCGGCGCGGCGGAAGATCTTACGTCGCTGCGTTCTCTGCGGGCGCAACCCGGCGCTGCGGGGCTATGTGAGTTGCGCCAGTTGTCTGGATCGCATAGCCAATGGTGCCCAACGCGGGTCCTATGGCTGCTGCTCGATCTGCGGGCAGCCGGGTCACAATCGTCGGAGGCACGAAAGACCGAGCGTTTTTCCACCACCCATCGTTCGGAAGCGACCTCAGCGGACAAGAAACGAGAAATAGGGGGTTGACTTAAGTTGGGGATGCGCGCGGTGTCGATCTCGTGCCCATCCTCTTCGTCAACGGCAAGCGTCGCGGGCTGCGGATCCGTGGTCGAGCGGCGGTGAGCAACCCGGCGCGGCGGCGAGCGCGTAGCAAGCGGGTACTCCTCATCCCCTTCAAGAAGGCGCACCGCACTTCGCGTCTCGCGCGGTTCGAGGGTATCGGACATGTTCCGGCCGGTCCGGGCGGCGCCCCCCGCAAGGTGGCCTACCGTCCCAAGAGGAACCCGGCGCGGCGTCGCCGCCCCCGCTATGGTGCACCGGATCGTCCGGCGCATCACAAGCGCCGCAAGAACCGCCAGCCCGCCGCCCTCCGCCGCTACTGGGCGAAGCACGGCACCCGCACCCGGCGGCGCCACCGCATGCCCAAGGGGCTGAGGGACTACTGGGCGAAGCATCGCAAGAATCCCGCGCGTCGTCGCGCTGGCAACGCCCATCCGTGGGCAATCAAGAAGCGGCGTCAGGCGGCGCTCAAGGGCTGGCGCCACAGCAAGAACCGCAAACCGAGCAGGAGCAAGTCAATGGCCAAAGGGTCGAAGAAGCGAAGCGCCGCCATGAAGCGGTACTGGAGGGCCCGCAAGCACGCTGGCAAGATGGGCGCGCTGGGCCGCACCAAGCGTCGGCGTGCGCGCCGCAAGGGCGGCGCCAAGCGCCGTGGGCGTGCCCGGAAGGCGCACCGCACCAAGAAGCGGCGCAGCCACCGGCGCCGTTCTCGGCGTCGCACCGTACGTGGCGGTGGTCGCACTCGGCGCACCAAGATGCGCCGCAAGATGACCCGCCGTCGGTCCCGGCGCACCAAGCGCATGCACATGATGCTGGGCGCCGACGCGGCCACCGTCCGGATGAACCCGGGCCGTCGGCGCAAGCGGAGGCGGAGCCATTCGCGCCGTCGTCGGTACTCCACGCGGCGTCGTGTGTCCCACCGGCGCTCGCGTCGGCGTTCCTACCGTCGCTACCGGCGGAACCCCGGCATCGGTGATCTGTTCACCGAGCTCAAGCGCGCCATCCCGGTCGCTCTCTCCTTCCTGGCGAACCGGATGATCGTCAACAAGTTCGGCCCGATGCTGCCTGTGGTGTCCTCGCTGGGGACGCTCCAGGGGCCGGTCCTTTCGCTGGGGTCGCTGGCCCTGACGCACTTCGTCACGAAGAAGGTGGGGGCGCTGTCACGGCACCGCGAGGCGGCCATGCTGGGCTCGGGGTTCCAACTGCTCGCGTCCCTCTGGAACGCGTTCGCGCCGGCCAGCGTCCAGTCGGCCATCGGCGAGTACGTCAACATGGGTGACTACGTGGCGGTCGGGGGCGCGCCCCCGCTGAACGAGCGCATCACGCTGTCCGACTACGTGGCGGTCGGCGGGGATGGCGTGGAGGAGGAACTGGGCATGGGCGTGGAGGAGGAACTCGGCGTGGAGGAGGAGTTGGGCAACGTACTGATGGGTGGCCTGCCGGGTCCCGTCAGCGGGTCCATGGGGATGCTCAAGCCGGTACCGTCGCAGGCATTCATCGCCCCGATCCCGGCCAGGAGCTTCACCAAGCAGATCCCGGCCGTGACGCACGCATACGACAACTCCGCGGACCTGTACGCCGGCATCTTCGGCGGCAAGTTCGGCGGGGGCGGCTGAGCGAGGGCGCGCCGCGCGGTGCGCCGCTGACTCCCCAACGAGATCGACAACGAGTTCACGAGTTGTGGCTGGCGGTTCCAGCCAGGTGACAGCGGAAATCCCTCCGGGGTCGCCGAATCAAACGTAACCAAAGGAACTCTTCGATGCCTCGTCTTCATGGATACCGCGAGCGCCTGCACCAGCCGCTCTGGGACACCCTCATCCGGACCACCGGCGATCCGACGACGCCGATCGTGAACAGCACGAAGCTGTTCGGCAACGCCAACATCGGCAACCTGGCGCTGACCAACCTCCAGACCGCCGGCCAGCTCGCGTCGGATCAGACCTACGTCATCCTGGCGCTGCGCTGCTTCATGTTCTTCGACGGCCCGAACCGTCGCGACAACTACCTGAACGTGACCAGCCAGCTGTTCTGGACCCTGGTCGTCGGCACCAAGCCGATGTTCCAGGCGCCGTGCTGGTACTACCCGGCGGGCGGCGGCGTGTGGGGCTTCGACTCCACGGCGTCGATCTTCTCGCACGGAACCCCGGAGCAGGCGTCGATCCTGAAGCTCGCACGGCCGATCATCGTGCCGGTTCGCCAGAACTTCGCCGCCCAGGCGGACTTCTTCGCGATCGGCACGACGAGCGCGCTGAACGGGCTCAACACCGGAGACGAGACCGACATCAAGAACATCCTGTTCATGCTCGACGGTTTGCAAACTCGCGACGTTCAGTAACTGAGCGCCGCGCCGCCCGGCGCGACCCTGACCGGCTCGCCGCGCACCCATACCGAGTTCACGAGTTCACCACCACCAGGGCTTCCCTGGTGAGTCCACCCCGGGTCATCCGGGAGATACCCCGAGAGGGAGACATGACCACGCCCCCGAACGTCCTTGAAGCAGCGGTGCGCACGCACAAGTCAGCGATCACACTGCTACAGAACACCGTCAATCAGCTCATCGCGCAGGTGAACGGGCTGCAGACCAAGCCGGACACCGTCTGGGACGAGATCAACAAGATCCCCGGCCGGTGGATCGAGAGCACGCTGTCCGGCGAGGTGACGTTCACTATCTCGGATTTGGGGAAGCGCGCCACGCCCGTGATCATCACGGTGAGCCAGGATGGCCCGTTCATCCAGACGCACTACCCGCTGGTGCTCTGGTTCCCGAACGCGCCGGACAACACCACCAACTTCGGCCGGTGGCGTCCGGTCTCCACATTCCCGCTGCCCACGCAGGTGGTGTCGACCGACATCATCGATCTGCAGTACGAGATCATCGACGGCGGATCGCAGCGCCAGTTCCAGAACTCGCCCCGAGGCCCGCTGTTCAGTCGGCCCGACAACGTGGTGCCGCTCCCGTCGCCGGTGCAATGGGCGCCGAACGCCACCCTGAACTTCGTGCCCATCTACCAAGCGATCACATGGAACAGCGCGGTCGCGCCGACACAGGGGACGCTTCACGTCGACTTCCCGGGCTTCCGCATCGTGAACCTCTGATGGTCTACCTCGCCCCGCATCGTCGTCCGGGAATCCGCGCGAGCGGCGCGGGCGGAGCCATGGGCGACATCGGCGGCGATGCCACGGTGAGCGACCTCGTGGCCCAGGTGAACAGGTTCGGACAGACCGCGCCGTCGGGATACCAGTTTGTGACCGATCCGTTCACGGCCCCGCCGGCCATGTTCGGGATCTCGCTCCTCCCGATGAACATCGGGCTGGCCACCATGGCGCTCACGATCTACCAGCGCCGCGCGACCGACGCGTACAACCAGTTTCACGATGTGGGGTCCCAGCAGGCCATCACTGCCGCGAACGCTGGTTTCGCCGATCCGGTCGGGTTCGTCACGGGGCGCCTCACCGACGTGACTCGCACCCTCCAGGCTCTCGCCGACTCTCTCGGGATCCCGCCGGCCGCGGGCGGCGTGGTGACCGACACCGGACTTTCCAGTGGAACGATCCTCCTTGCTGCCGGGATCCTGGCGGCGTGGTGGCTCATGGAGCCCAAGCGATGACGACCGCCATCACCACGCAGGAAGTCCAACAGGCGGCCGCCGAGCTCGCCAAGATGCGGGGCGCCCTGGCGTCCTGGCTCAAGTACCGGACCATCAACGATGGGGTCATGGCCGGGACCGCCAGGGTGCGCAAGCCGCTGGCCTACGCGCAGCGCGTGGTCGCCCAGCGTGACCTGGCGGTCGAGCAGGATCTCGCCATCAGGCTGTCCGCGCTCCTCTCTGCACTGCTCCCCGGCCAGTCGCTGCCCAGCCCCGACCTGTCGGTCAATCCCGATGGTGCCGTGCAGTTGGCGCAGATCGCCCTTACCGGGGCGTCCACGGTTTCGAGCCCGTCGCCGACCGGCAACATCCTGAGTGCGGGTGGGCACCCATGGCTGTGGCCGGTGCTCATCGTCGGCGGGCTCCTTTTGGTGGCCACGACCGCGATCAAGAGCGCAGCGGACGTGGCCAAGGATCAGGAAGAGAAGGCCTGCATCGAGGCGGGGGCGTGCACGGACTACGGCTTCTGGCTCAAGGTCGGCGGCGTCGTGGCCATCGCGTGGTTCGCATGGGAGAAGCTCGGCATCAAGCACACCTTCGAGAAGAAAGGACGATCGTGATCGATCTCGCCTGAGGCCGCTCGTCGATGCAAGCTGGCGTACGAGAGCACCGCGGTCTCCTTTCCCACGGTGAAACCTCAAGCCCCGGAAAAGGCGTCAGCCCAACGACGGGCGACCTCAGGCGAGATCCCACGAGCAAAGGTGGACCATGAGCTACCAGCGATATCGAAAGCGGCTTCCATCCCAGGCGATGGGCGACGTCATCGGCACCATCGGCACGGTGCTCGACGTCGCCAACGATCCGGCCATGCCCGAGGTGGTGTGCAGGATCCAGCAGCTCCAATCCATCGACCGCGGTCAGCCGGTCCCGATCTGCGCGGAGACGGTCCCGGGCTTGGGCAGCCCGTGGATCCAGAACGTCCTGCCGGTGCTGCGCGGGTACGTCTACGCCCAGCAGAACAAGTGGGTGTACCCGGTCCTCGTCGCTGCCGTCATCGGGTTGCCGATGTGGGTCGGATACGAGCTGGGGAGGAAGTGATCATGAAGACCTCGACGCTCATGCTCCTGGGTGGTGCCGCGGCGGTCGGCTACTACCTCTACAAGAAGCAGGCAACGCAGACCGCTGCAGCGACATCGGGGGTCACCGCAGCGAAGCCCTCGTCCTCCGGGAGCGACGCGTCGGCGGCGGACATCGTTGCGGCGGCGGATCCGTCTCAAGCCGGCGCCAGCGCGATCGTCCCAGCGGTCGTCATCGTCCAGCCGGACGACAACTACGACGCCTACTGGCCTGACTGGGGATGGGGCCCATCGTGGGGAGGGATCATCGGTGGGGGCGGTGGCGGTCGCCACCATCACGGAGGAGGAGGAGGTCACCACGGCGGTGGTGGGCATGGCGGGGGCGGGCACGGAGGGCATCACTGATGGCCTACACGAGAGATCCCGACTACATGACGCGCGGCGTGGGAGCGATCGCGTCGGCCGATGGATCACCCGCCCGACAGCGGCGCCACGCCCGGGTTGTACAGGCGACGCAGGCTCGTGATCGTGTCATGGCCAACGTGGCTCGTGGGTCCCTGGGCGCGAGCGCCAGCTCGAGAATGACGGCGTGGACCTGGCGGCCGGCAGCGCCGCCGCCGCTCAAGCTCCCCAATCCATTGCAGTCGCCGAAGCCACCGATGCCGGTGCTGGTGCTGCCTCCCGTGATCAGCGATGTGTCCGCCAGCCATCCCCTGCTCATCGATCCAGTCTACACCCCGCCGCCCGCAGCAGCGCCTGCGCCCATGCCGCCGGTGAGGAGCGGCGGGGCGGCATCCTCGAGCGGATCGGGTTCAGGCGGAACCGGCGTGGCCATGGGACCGCCGTCCGCGACCGTGGCCATCCCGCCGATCCCGATCCTCGACGACTCCAGCGCCGCGCCGCTCCCGGTCCCTGCGCCGGACAACACCATGCGGAACGTGCTCATCGCGGGCGGGGCGGCGGTCGCCGCGTACCTGCTCTTCTTCCGCAAGAGGTCGCCATGAGCTACTTCCGCCCGGGGATGGGGGATGGTCCGGTCACCGATCCGTGCCAGGTCGACCCCTCGACGTGCCCGCCTCCGCCAGCGCCCACCGCGGGCGGGGCGACCGCCAGCACACCAACCGGCGGCGGCCCCCTGGCGTGGCTCACGGGTCTGATCGCGCCCGTGCTGGGCACCCAGCCGACCGGGCCCGCCGCCGATCAGGGGATGAGCGACACCACGAAGATGGTGCTCGCGGGAGGCGCGGTCCTGGCGCTCTACTACTTCACCCGCAAGAAGAGGGCGTGATGCCGTACACCATGCGGAAGACGCCGCGATCCTCGTTCATGACGATGGGTGACACCACGTCCACGGCGACGTACACCATGGGGATCTCGCCGGTGGCGGTCGTGGCGTCGCCGCCCTTCGCGGTCCCATCCGGCGTGATGCCGATGACACCGTCACCACCGACGCCCGCCCCCTCGTCAGGGCTGGGTCAGTACGTGCTATGGGGCGGCCTCGCCTATCTGGCATACTGGCTCTGGTCCAAGGAGTGACCCCATGGCCTACTTCAAGCGTCCCCGCCTTCCCTCTCGAGTCATGCCGCGCCGGCGCGCCCTGATGGGCATGGGCGATTTCACGGATGCCGATCAGTGCTCAACCATCCCCCTGGGTGATCCGTATCGAAAGCCCGGGAACTACTGCGCCACGCCCGATGGCGGAACCACCACGTTCAACAGCGACGGGTCCACCTACCGTGCGCCAGGGTACTCGGTCGACCCCGACCCCGCTCATCCGGCCGGGTCGTCGGCGAGCTCCAGCAGCGGCGGCGGGGGCATCCTGGACAGCATCACCCGGGCCATCACCGGCGCCATCGCGCCGCCCACGACCGTCATCGTCCCGGGCGCGAGCACCGGCATGTCCACCGGCACGATGCTGGCGCTTGCCGGCGGCGCCGTGCTGATCGCCGTCATGCTGTCGCGGCGCTGAAGGAGACCACCATGGCGTACATGAGAAACGACCTCATCGCTCGCACCGGGTATTCCGGGGTGGGGGACTGGTGGGACACCATCACCAGCGCGGCCGGCGATGCGCTCAAGGTCTACGGGGCGACGCAGCAGGCGCAGGGCGCCGCCGCTCAGAGCGGCCGAGATCTGCAGGCGGCGCTGGCCGCGCAGAGCGGTCCCAGCACGACTACGATCCTGCTCGTCGGGGGGCTGGCGGTGGGGGCGTTCCTGCTGCTGCGGAAGAAGAAGGCGGAGTAACACGCGAAGGGCGATGTGCTGAGTCGACCGCCCGCTTAGTAGAGGTTGCCTTCATTGATCTTCTCGTCTCGCGCTTGCGGCGGGCCTCCAGGCAGGATTCGCACAAGACGCCGCCCGCCACTGGCGGCCCGTGGGAGCGGTTCTTCGTGTCATTTCTGCAGCGACCTGCCGCCTTGTTGGCGGCCCGTTTGTCGCGGCAGTAGTTTGCCTGATACGTCTCCGATACAGGGCGCCTGGATAGGCTGCTGGGCGACCACTCTGTGTCAGTTGGGAGCGGAGTGATCCCGTAAATACCGTGGCGCACACGCAGAACTTCCCCAGAGGCGCAAAGGCGTCGGATCGCCTGTCGCGCTCTGGCGACGGTGGTTGGAATGTCGAGATGCGCAGGGACGTCCCTCAACGCGAAATATGACAGCGGGTTGGCATGGAATAAGGCACGGACTCGGGTTACCAGGCTCGGTTCTGGGCGTCGGTTCGACCCGCCACGTTGACCCTTGGGCGATCTCGGGCTCTCTCGCGAACGACGATGACGGCGCTCAGCATAGGCCAGCCAGGCCTTGATATAGCCATGCGGGACCCCGCACAGGCGGGATGCCACGGAGAGGGATAACTCGCGAGACACCAGCCATAGCCGCCAGAGCTCATCCTGGAAGTCAGGGGTTACGATGCAGCGAGCATGACCATCGAGTTGCGTTCCGGGCCATGGGACCCATCCCACGCCGCAGTAACGGCATTTGTGGCTGTCCCTGGGGCCGGCAGCGCTGATGGCGCGTTCACGAGACCGCGCATAGGCACCGGTGATGTCCTCCACGCGGAGCGTTGCGGCTGGCACATCGACGGCGAACTCATACGTCATCGGATGAGGCAATCCCATCGTTGAACTCCTTTTGTCCTTTTGACCGGAAAGTCTACCACCGTACGATTCGGCGGTCACGCGGACGGGCGCATCGCCAGGCGATGCATCTCGATGGGCCTCACGGTGTGTTTACCCTCGGGACATGGCGGCTGACTCGTCTCGAGGTCGCTCGGCTCGCTCCACAGTCGACAGCGCTGGGATCTGGCGAGGATGGCATCAGCCTTCGCGTCGTCCTCGTTATGAAATGGGTAGTGACGCACCCGTCCGTCTGGGCAGACGATTTCCCAGCCGTGGCACGCCAGCGTCATGCCTCTCCTGTCTCGTCGCCCACATGCTGAACGACGACGGGGCGAACGGTGTGCTCGCCGCCTGAGCAGGGAGGCTGAGATTGTTCTAGCCGTCCGGGGTTTGGGGCGAGGCGACACCCGCGCTTCGCGAACCAATCGGGCCTCGACGCAAAGCGTGCGTGGCTGCGAGCATCGCCGAGGTTGTGATACGGCAGGTGGCGCACCCGATCGTCCGGGCACACGACCTCCCATCCTGCGCAATCGCTCATCCCATCCCCTCCTTCTGGGCAGCGTGCCAGACGGCGCTCCGATTCACGCCGAAGCGTTCGGCCACTGCCGTGAGGCTTTGGTCGGACCGGAGCCAATGACGAGCGGCCCTTGCTATCGCAGCGGCGTCCGGGCGCGGTGCGCTGCGAGGGACGGGGGACTTCCTATGCGCGCTCTTGCGGTATGTAGCGTCGCAGGCTTCGCATCGCACCCCGCCCGGCATCGGAGGGCCGTGGGTCCGCTTCTTGTTCTCGTTGATGCAGCGACCGCCCTCCTTATTGGCGGCGCGCTTATTGCGAGCGCGTACCGCGCTGTACGAGTCCGAAACGATGCGCATCTGAGCTCCTTTCGACCGGAGGGGCGGTCTCACGGGCGGTGTTCCTTGTGCGTGTTAAGCCATGCCCAGAAATCGGTAGGCATTACACCGTAATATTCCTCGGTATCAAAACGAGAGACGAACAGACATCCGTCGGGCTGCGTATACGGCGAGAGACGCTCTTGCCATGCCTTGGCGCCCTCGCCTGGGCTGCAAAGAATCCAGGAATTATTGGACACGCGATACCAACTGTCCGCCGGGTTCATGGCTGCCTGGAACTTGGCCATGTCGACGCCCGGCCGAAACTCCCCGATCACGTGGTACAGCGCCATCGTTGAACTCCTTTCGAGCGGAAAGGCTACCCGATCCCAGTGCCCTCCGGCTACCATAGGGCATGGCGTCAGGTGAGATCGTCGTGCCCGAAGACATGCCCCCGGCGGAGATCGTACGGGGAATAGTGACCTACCTGCGCAAGGAGGCCGCCGCGTTCGACCACTGCATCTCGGAGGGCGAGGCGCTCGGCGAGGACGTGCGCTGGGCCAAGGTAAAGCGGATGTCGGTGGGCGCGATGGCCGACCGCGTCGAGGCCGGCAAATGGCTGAAGGAACAGGCGTGATGTCGAGAGACCTCTCCATCGATCTATCCGACCCCCGCGTACGGCAGATGCTGGGCGGACCAGCGCCTCATGCCAGTGGAAAGCGCGAGGTGGTGCAACTCGCCGGGGACCCAGCCAACCCGACCCCGGCCGGCCTCCAGTCCACTACCCGCCTCACCGGGGGCAAGCAGGAGGTGGTGGTGGTCTACGGGGACCTGCTGATGACCATCGACATCTACGCCCTGCCCGGCGAGCCCATCAGGGCGCAGATCATCTGCCCCCGGTGCCACAAGCACTCGACCATCCGGGGGGACCAGAAGAAGATCGAGTACGAGCCGACGTCCCTGAACCCCAGGGCCGCCCTGGTCAAGGCGATGGCCGGTCACTCGCAGGCCGAGCTCGACCTGGTCACGGCCGCGCAATTCGGACGCCTCTCGATCGAGCCCTTCGAGTGCGCTTGGGAGCTCGGCGACGCCCCTCACGTGGCCGGCGCGGTGCACACCGGGGCGTCGCTGTGCCGGCTGAAGCTCGTCATCGAGAACAACCGCGCCAGGGTGCGCCGATGACCCACGAACAGGAACTCGAGGGCTACATCCTCCAGGGGATGGCGCACGCGATCTGGGTGCACGCGTTCATCCAGTGGGCCACGGAGATCGACCTCCATGTCGACAAGGGCACATGGGAGGAAGAGGCTGGCGCGACGCCGTCGGCCGCCATGCAATCCGCCCAGGAGTTGGCCGGCGGCATCGCTGCGCTGAACACGGACTCAGTCGCCGCGATGTTCCTGACGATGCGCGGGCACATCCGCCCCCGGCACAGCGAGATGCGAGCCACCGAGGCGGACCGTGCCGTCGCCTTCGGTGGCGATGTCGCGCTATCGTGCCTGGGAACCCTGGATGTGCCCGAGTTCGCCCGGTACAACCTCCCCGAGATGAAGACGAAGATCGAGGTGGACCGCAGTCAGCACATGGATCTTTCGTGGGAGATCTCCGGGGACGAGCGTCCGGTGCGCCGCAACCCCTGCAACCCCGGACGACCCGAGATGTCACTTCGGCAGTTCGCTGCCGACGTCAATGCCGAACTTCCGTACATCACGCCCGAGGTCGGGGACGGAGCGAAGGGCAGGTTCGGCGACCGCAAGGTGTTCATCGGAGCGCTCTGGCGCCAGTTCCGAACATCGCCTGCGTTCGATGGGATGACCCTGGAACAGTTCAAGGACCGACTCGTCGAAGCGCAGAAACAGCGGTTGCTTGTACTCGCCCGAGCGGATCTGGTCTCGGCCATGGATCCCAAGGAGGTTGCCCAGTCGGAATGGGTGGATCCGGATGGGGGTCGCTCCTACCACTTCGTGGTCGACCAATCGGTGCCATGACGTACGCGCGCCTCCGCGGGCCGGCGCTGGGTGCAACCCCCGTCGAGACCCCCGCGCCCGAGCCGGGCAGGCCCCAGCCGCCCATCTACCCGCTCCAAGTTGGCGCGCACGGTGGGTGGCTCGAGGTGCGCTCCACGCCCGCGGATGGCTCCTGCGGCGTCTCCGGCTATCCCTGCAGGCATCCAGGCCTCGACGTCGCTGGCGCTGCCGGAACGTCCGTGGTGGCGCCTGAGAGCGGCGCGGTGGTCATGGCCGGGACCGGCAGCCAGGCGCCCTTCGTGGGCTACGGACCGTGGTTCATCATCATCCAGGGCGAGAACAGCGGGAAGTTCCACTTCCTGGGGCACCTGGACCCGGTGACATCGTCCATGGCGCCGATCGGCGCGCAGGTGGTGGCCGGTGACCAGGTCGGCATCACGAGTTCGGCCAACCACACCCACTGGGAGGTGCGGGACAAGATGGTGCCCGACTTCGCAGCGGGGGAGGACAACTTCACGAACAACGAGGACCCGCTGGGGTGGCTGTCAGGCGCCTCGATGGGGATCTTCGGGACCGCCCTGCTGGTCGGCGGCGCCGCGCTGTTCCTGTGGCTGCTGTTCAGCGACGGGTGATGATTCCGCGGCTGGCTGCGCCAACTCACCCGCCAACTGCTCGACCAGCATGGCAGCGACCTCGGAGCCTCGCTCGCCTGTGGCCCGGAGCGCTGCGGCGATCTCCCGGTAGATCGCGAGGCGATCGGCGGGGGTCACAGCGCCTTGACCTTGCGGATCGTGGCGAGTTTGCGCTCGGCGTCTTCGAGCTTCGCAAACGCGCGACGGATGTTGATCTCGCGGGCACGCTTGCAAGCACCACACTGGCAGGTCCATTCACGACCGCACGCGGCATCGGCCTCGGAGTGCACCCTGCCGGTCGCCACGGTGCAGTCGTCGCAGAGACATCCGGCCGGGTGCGGTTTGCCCTTGAACCGCGCCGGGTGTGCGGCCGGGTCGTCGAGTCGCGGACACGGGTGATACAGCGGCGCCCTCCGCTTGCCTCCGGTCGCATTGCTGGCCTCGACCATATGGTGTCCGCGGACGCGCAGTGGGGCATGACAGATTCCGCACTTCATGCCCTCAATCTCCTCACTCTCCGCCCGACCATCGGGTACGGGTGGGGTAGCGATGGGGTAGCGGGTCGAACCGCACGCTGGGGCGCGGCGCGGTAGACGTGGACCGCCACAGGTCAGTCGATGTCCTATCGAACTCCTTTCCACTGGAACGTTACCCGATCCACCCCACCTTCGCCTAGGCTACTCTCCTCCCATGGCGAAGCGAGTCACGGTCCCCCTTGGTCACCGCCCGGCGATGCGTGTACCCCAGGGTGGTGCCAACTGCGCCAACTGTAGGTACTACTCGGTGCAAGGTGGGAGGTTCGGAAGCTGTGGGGAACCCAACTACCGTGCGTACTACGGCACTCCGCTGATCCCCTGCCCGCCCAGCGAGTTCTGCTCCGATTGGTATGAGCCGGCCCTCTCGCTTCCGCCTTGCTGACAGGTTGTGGCATGGTGGAGGGGTGGCGACCCTCTACCAACAATGGCACGTGGTGCTCACTTGGATGGAACCGGATGGGTTCGAGACGACGGGCGCCTGCATGCCTTTCGTCCCTGTTGAGATCGGCCAGCCAGGAGCCATCGACCGCGCCTGTCAATCGCTAGCGGTCGATCTCGTCAAGTGCACCGCGAGAGCAACCGCAGTCGGCGCACCCTGCGAGAAGCCATCGGGAGCGGCGTGAAGATCACCTACCACAAGCCCGCCGCCAGCGGCGTCAACCAGCTCATGTACGTCGGTGACGATGCGGCCGTGGAGAGCGCCACGGGTGGCCTGTCCATGCCGGTCAAGGTCGCGATCGCGGCTGTGGCGGCGTGGATTCTGTTCTGGAGGAAGTGACTGGAACCGGACTTCGAGGTCGCGTCCTGAGCGAAGGGCTCTTCGATGGGTCGGCGTGGCATACCTCCGAGAGGATCAAGTTCTGAGATGAGCACCACCGACGGCATCCCCGAATACATCGACAGCCTTCCCCTCAATGATGCACGGAAGGCGCCACGTCCACGCGACGCGTACGACGAGGCGCGAGCCGGCGCTGTCAGCATGCAGAGCACGTTCGGTGAGTCAGCCGCCGAGGAACGCTACGATGCCGCGCACGGCGTGCAGTCCAAGCACTGGCTGACCATCCTCCGTCCCGAGGACGCGGTCTGGATCGTCGAGCGCCTGGGCCAGCGCATCATCGGCAAGACCGTCGTGGAGATCGGCGCGGGCATCGGGGTGCTCGCGATCGAGATGTCCAAGGTCGCCAAGCGCGTCTTCGCGATCGAGTCGGACCCTAAGTGGGGCGTGGTATTCGCGCGCCACATGTACCGCAACAAGCCCACCAACCTGACGTGGATCCTCGACAGCGCCGAGAGTGTGGTCGATCTGATCCGCGGCGACATCGCGGTCGTGGTCACCGGATCGGATGAGGTCAACTTGCGTGCGCTGGCCGCTCGCTTCGCCTCGGATGTCGCGATGCCCTGGCAGGACTGGAACGGGGGCAAGGCCGTGGTACGGGGATGGAGGCACTGGTGACCCGCCGCTTCATCCGCTACCTGGCCGCCACCGATTCCTCCCCCATCGGCATGCTGGCCCTGGGGTACCTGAGCGGCCTCCTCCGTATCGCCCCGGTGCGCGTCGGCTCCATGACCGGGGGCATGACCGGCCGGTGGGAGCACTACGCGCAGCTGCTGGCCACGCCGATGGATGGGGACTTCGTGAACGTGGTGTGCTGCGACCCTGAGCGATGGACGTGGGAGCAGCGGGTCGTCATGCCCACGCGACGTCCGGACGGCACGGTCGACCCCGCATTCCGGGTGGCCAGCGCCCGCCAGGAGCTCTACACGGAGGGCAAGCGCAACGTGCTCATCGTCGGGTCGCATCCGGTCTCAGGCGCCCAACTGACAGCGGCGCTCCGCTACGAGGAGATCGTGACAGGGAGCCGGCGGGACTTCGAGTCCTGGAACGGCGAGCGCGACCCTCGGTGCATGTTATCACCGCACATCATCTCGCTTCCCATCACCGACCACGAGGCGTTGCGCTCCGTGGTCATGCCGCCGTAGGTTTCCACTGGAAAGGAGCTCACGAGATGACCGCGTACAGGATCGTGTTCCCAAGGTTCGGAGAGGATGTGCTGAGCAAGAAACGCACCCTCGTCCACATCCCAGCGTCTCCAGATGTCCCCAATATCTGGCCCGGCGACAGGCTGCTGATCGTCATGAACGAGCGCGACACGGCCGGCGTTGCGGGCGAGGTCATTGGAGTCTCCATGGTAAAACTCGTGGAAAGCCCATCGCCGCTCCTCGGGAGGATCGCAGCCATGGGCTTCGATGACATGGTGCGGCTCAATCTGATGCCAGGCGAATGGGCGTCGGCCGTCGTCGCATACCGCCAGCGCTGGGATGCCACGAACCCTGACGCCCTGTGGGCATCGAACCCGACCGTGTGGCGCATCGTGTTCCGCTACCTCGACGACAGCACGCCGCCCGAGTTCGTGCTGGCGAGCTGACCACCCGCCCAACTCACCCTAGGACATCATGACCACTACCGAACAGACCGAAGATGATCTCACCAAGAAGCGGCGTCTCTCGGCCGTGACCGCTCGCATGGCGAATGCCGTTGTCACTGTCGCCCGCGCCATTGAAGACCTGCGCCGGGATGGATTGGGCAGCAGGGTGATCGTCCGCAACTTGGTAGAGGAGATCCGGGGGGTCTTCCCCCGTGAGGCGGAATTCCTGCGCGACGAGTCCATGATCGACACTATGTCGAGCTTGCTGGATCTTCTTGGCGTGATACTGGGACCAAATCCCGATCACATGGACATCGCCCGGCGATTGATCGCCCAGACGGAAGGCGACCCATTGTTCGCCGGGGTCGTCGCCAAGATGGAGTCGGCCATGGACCACTTGACGGCGATCCCGGCAGTCGCGCTACCCCCGACTCCCCCGCCCTCCTGGGCCACCATCCAACGGCTCTTCAAGGAGCACCCCTCCCCGCTCCCCGATCAGACGCCAGCCATCGAGTGCGGGGTGATGCTCCGCGGGGTGCCTGTCACGCTGATGGGCTCGCTGTCGGAGACGCCGGAGGGCGGGCTCCGACTCCTGTCGCCGGATCCGAGCCAGGAGCGCCCCATTCGACCGGGCACCCCCATGAAAATGGTAGAGCAGTTCTTCGACTACGAGGACGTCATGGTCGTTGCGGTGCGCCGTCGGGTGACCATGGAGGCGCCGCGCATCATCCAGTCGTGACTCGGCGCTACGCGCGCGGCTCGGACGCTGGCGCGGTCATCTGAGCGGCGACGCGGGTCGCGATGTCCTCGATATGGCGTTGCGCGAACTCGGCGCCGCTCAGATCGGAGACCCGCGCGAACGCCTCCCGCACCACCTCCCGCACTTGCTCCACGCTGGCGGTCTGGGCGGCGCGGTGGCGGCGGATCTCGACGAGCAGCGGTTCGATCTCGCCCAGGGTGATTGGGCTCGATGGCAGGTGCTCCGCGTCGCGCTCAAGCGCGCTCAGGTCGTCGTCGGTCAGGTCGTCAGGCACGTGGCCCGGCGCCACGCCGACATCGGGCAGCGCGGGCAGCCGCTCGATCTCCGCTCGCGCGGCCTCGAGCTGGTCGGCCAGCGCGTGGAGGTTGTTGCGGGTGCGGGCGATGGCGTCGGGGTCGGCGATGAGCGACTCGGCCTCCATGCGAAACACTTCGATCGCGCCGTCCACGTGGCCGCCGTCGCCGAACACGATCCCGGCGGCGGAGTCCGCTCGCCACGGCACGGGCGTCATCTGCGCGTCCTCCTCCCTCGCCTCCGCGATCAACCGCTCGACCTCGGCAGGGTCATAGGTCGTCTTCTTGTCGTCGGTCATCGTCGTCCTTTCGTTGGTGTTGCCGCAGGGTCATCCGGTCGCGACCTCGACGATCGCCGCGTCGCAGTAGCAGGTCGGGACCTCGCAGGCCGCGCCGCGAACCGAGTACCGCTTACCCGTATCGAGGTCGACGATGCTGCCGTAGTCGCCAGGGCCGCGACGCTCGAGTTTTGCACTGTCCTCGACGCTCACCCGGAGCGCTACCCGCTCCCCGTTGAGCGTCGGCGTCAGGTAGGGCGCCTCCAGCGGGATCTCGTACTTCGTCTGGCAGGCCGACATTGGGAATGGGCCCTTGATCATTTGTCGTCCTCCGCTTCGTCTTCTTCGTCTTCCTCATCGCTCTCGCCTTCATCGTCACCCTCCTCTCCGAACTTCTCATCCAGCGCCTCGAGCACGGCCTCCTCGATCCCGTAAGCGAGGTCATCCGTGCGGCCCTGCAGGTAGGCTGCGTAGGCCGCGTCGGCGTCGTCGCCGGCCGCCTTGATCGCCTCGCTGTGTTCATAGACCCACATGCGCTTGGCCTTCCCCGCCTCGAGCGGCGCCGCCGCGCGAACGCACGCCGAGAGCACCGCGTCTCGCAGGGGCGTACCCTTGCTCATCATCTCCTCCACGAGCGCATCCTCGTCGATGTCGTTCTTCAGGCGCCGCTTCTCGCCCCTGCCATCCAGGTAGAATTGCCAGTAGTCGCCTTTGATGGTCGCCATGGGCGGATCATACTTGACTCTGAGCCGGTCCGCGTCTAGTTTTGTAGCACATGTTGCGGACACCCGACACGGACGCCGCCCCGAGCGAGGGTTCCGACGATCTGACCGATCTGAGCGTCGGCCTCCACACCCGGATCTCGCCGGGGGCCGAAGAGATGATCAGGGATCGCGCTCGGATGGACGGCGTCAAGGCGGCCACGTGGGTCCGCCTCCGGATCTACGAGGCCCTGGGCATCATGAAGCGCCGGGGGCGAAAGTGAATCGACTCCCGCCGGGGCGCCAACAACCACGCCAGGCCCCATCGACGCAGGGGACGGTGGACCGCGTGCCATGCCCGCACTGCGGTCGCCCCAACGACTTCCGCGAGCTCGACGGGCAGCAACTCCTGGACACCGGCCACCGAGTCATCTGCCGCGGCGAGAACCACGGCGAGGGCTGCGGCATGCTGATGGAGGTGGTGTCGGTCCGGACGATCAAGGTACTGGCGGTGAAGCCGATCCGCGGCTATGCCCCCGCCGGGCAGGCTCCAGCGCAAGACGCCCGGACGATGAGCCCGGCGCAACTGCAACGCTACCTGAAGGGATGAACGAGATGGACATCGAACTGACACCGGAAGAATTGTCCGCGCCCGAGATCCGCGCGGTCGCCAACCGTGCGGCGGAGGGCAACGGCATCGACAGCGGGGCCGCCCTCGCGCTCCTGCGCCACATCCAGTGGCAGGCCGACGAGAACGAGCGGATCAGGGTGAGGCTGGACCCCTACCTGGACCAGGCGCACGGGAGCCCCGCCGTCTCCCTTCACTGAAGGACCCCAATGCCCAAACCTGAGACCGACATCGAGTATCACGTGTCGCTCCGCTCTCCCATCTTCCTGAAGCTGGGCGACAGGATCGTAGGTATCCGATCGTTCGACGCCATCGCCGAGCCGCTGCCGGGGGACACCGTGGTCTTCAGGACCGATCGGATCTGGCCCAGCGGAGGAACGGGCGCCCTGAGGGATGGAGTATCGGTCAAGACCTCGCTGACCGTTCCCGTCTCCAATATCGCTGGCATGGTCCCGCAGCCGTTCGTGGAACGCTGAGCGTTGTGAGCTGGCAGTCCTGGTTCGCGCTCATCGGCTGCGCCATCATGGTCTGGGGGTGGAGGCCGCCACCGGAACCGGACGTCCCGAAGTCCGATCAACAGTAACTTTTCAGTGGAAAGGAGTTCGACATGAAGATTCGACGGCACGTCGATGCCGCGCTCTGGCCATATCTCCGCCGAGGCTGGGTCTACGGCGTGGCACTGCTCGCGTTGTTCGGGAGCATCACGGGATCGATCTTGCTGAGCCCCGTGTGGGGGGCGGCCGACTGCGTTATCGCCACGGTGGCCGCAATCATGGTCATCGACTCACGCGATCGCTACCTGATGTGGCGATCGCGCCCGCTGAGGTCCAGGTGAGCGTGGTCACCGACCTTCTGGGCCAGCGCGCCAGCGTCAGCATATGGATTCGCCATCCGGGCGCCCGGGAGACATCCGACGGGGAAATGACGCTTCTGGTCACCGGGGTGATTCGTGCCGTATTCGCCGGCGCGGACGGGCTCGCGGTCGTCGTTCAGAACGAGCGGATCCACCACGGGGCCCGCAAGGTCGGCGCCCTGTCCATCTTCACGGTCGGCCCACGGGGCGGCGTGGAGGTGGTGCCGATCGTCGAGTCGGAGGTCCTGGCGCGTTACCGCGCGGTGCAGGGCAAACTGGCGGTCGCGCGACAGAAGGGCGCGCCCCAGGAGCCGATCCTTGAGGACTTGAGGAAGCTCTGGGAGAGACTGTCCGAGGGCGAGCAGAATATCGTGGTGGAAGAAGCACCATGATCGACCCCGCCGTCTCCGCTCACTACACAGGCGACTTGCCGCGCGCTGCTCAAGCAGTTGCCCGACGGCTGTGTGCAGACCTGCGTGACCTCTCCACCCTACTGGGGCCTCCGCGACTACGATACGGAGGGACAGATCGGGCTCGAGGACACCCCGGAGGAGTTAGGTGCTGAACTGGTCGTCGCATTCATCCTGGGCGGCATCGTAGCCAAGGGCACCGCAATCCCCGAGGGGCACGCGGCCGAAGATGGCTGCATCCCGTTCGACATGACCGACGTGTGGCACGATGCGTACGAGCAGCTTCCGCGCAGGAACTAGCCAAACGACAAGGAGCTCATCATGGCCGACCTCAAGATCGCCAAGCCGTCTACCGACGCCGAAAAAAAAACCCAGACCACCACGGACACGTGGGAGTTCACGGCCGCTACCGCCAAGACCTGGCGCTCGCCGCCGTTCCAGCGCCCTCTGCGCGTGAACAACAAGGTGGCGGCCGCCGCCGAATCCATGAAGAAGAACGGCGGGGTGATCTCCGGGACGTTCACGATCGGCGTGTTCGAGGGCGATCGATGGCTGGTGGACGGGCAGCACAGGCGGGAGGCGTTCTACCTGAGCGGTTGCCCAGTCGGCTACGTCGATGTCCGCATCATCCACTTCAAATCACTGGCGGACATGGCCGATGAGTTCGTCGAGGTCAACCAGCATCTCGTGAACCTCAAGCCCGACGACATCGTGCGCGGCATGGAGGCCTCGTGCGAGCCGATCGCCAAGCTGCGGAGGAAGTGCACCTACGTGGGCTATGACAACGTCCGGCGGAACGAGCGCTCGCCGGTCATCGCCATGTCGCAGCTGCTCCGCTGCTGGAATGGGTCGGCCAACGACACGCCCAGGACTGGCGGCGTGTCGGCCGCGCAACTGGCCGAGCAGTTCACCACGGACGACTGCGAGCAACTGGCGTCGTTCATGGACTGCGCGTACACCGCCTGGGGCAGGGATCCCCAGAACTACCGCCTGTGGTCGAGCCTCAACCTGACGCTCTGTGCGTGGATCTACCGGCGGATCCACCTGACCGCCTACTCGGCGAAGACCCAGCGAGTCGACCGCGACCTGTTCACCAAGTGCCTCCTGAGCGTGTCGGCGGCGGAGATCTACGTCGCGTGGCTCATGGGGCGCCAACTCTCTCCGCGCGATCTGGCGCCAGCCTACGCGAAGCTGAAAGGTCTCTTCTCGAGTCGGATCGAAAAGGAGACCGGCAAGAAGGCGTACCTTCCGGCGCCCACGTGGTCGACTCACGCATGACTACCGCCCGGAACATGGCGACACCTACGCTCATGCAGTTGCCGCTGGGCGAGGATGCGGCCCTCCTCGACCACGTCAAGGAGTTGCGGCCGCTCACAGATCTGGTGCTGCCAGACGAGCCCCGCGAGGCGCTGGGCCGTGTCCTGGCCGAGAACCTCCGCACCGCGGACCTGCGGACGCGTGGTCTGCGCGCAGCCAACCGACTCCTGTTCCAGGGGCCGCCCGGATGCGGGAAGACCGTAGCGGCCGGTGGCTTGGCGCTGGCGATGGGCATCCCGCTGGTCGTCGTCCGCCTCGATGGCCTCATCGACCGGTACATGGGGGACACCTCCAAGAACCTCCGCAAGGTGATCGACTTCGCGCGGTCTCAGCGTGTGGTGCTGTTCCTGGATGAGGTGGACGCGATCGGGCGCGCGAGAAACAGCCAGCTCAGCGACGTTGCGGAGATGAACCGCATCACGAACTCGCTCCTGGTGATGCTTGAGGAGTTCGCCGGCCAGGCCTCCGTGCTAGTCGCGGCGACCAACCACCAGGACATGCTGGACGTGGCCATGGAGCGCCGGTTCGACAAGATCGTGACCTTCCCCAAGCCCACCACCATCCAGGCAGCAGCGCTCCTGAAGCGCCTGGTGGAGCGCTACGACACCCGGACGGTCACCAAGCTGTCGCCGCCCGGGTGGAAGGCCTGGCCCGCACGGCTTGCGGGGATGTCGTTCGCGGACGTCGAGCGGCTGGCGCTTGACGCTGTAAAGTCGACTGTGATGGATGAAACGCTAGGCATCGAGCAGGCGCTGGTGATGGCGATGGGGCAGCAGCGGGGACGGCGGACAGGGAAGCGGAGCAGGACATGATCATGCGCATCAGGATCCCCCAGGACGCCGCTGGGTTACTGGTCGTGGCCTCGGTGTCGGGCGGGAAGGACTCGACAGCCCTGATCCTGGCCCTGCTCGAGGCCGTGGAACGCGGAGAGATCCCGCGCCACCTGCTCCGCTTTGCGTTCGCTGACACCGGGTGGGAGGCGCCTGAGACCTACGTCTACCTGGACTACCTACGCGAGAAGCTCGACATCGAGATCGTGGTGGTGGGTGTCGAGGGTGGCATGCGCGCCCGCATCGCCCATCGCGCTGGCTTCCCCGGTCGGATGCAGCGGTGGTGCACAATGGAGCTCAAGATCGATCCTCTGCGGGCGTACCACGATCGGCTGACCGAGGAGACCGGCGCTGAGACCGTGAGCGCGATGGGGGTGCGAGCCGCCGAGAGCGCGGCCCGCGCGAAGATGGCGGAGTGGGAGGACGAACCCGAGGGTCAGCGCTCGTGGGGCGGCTACGTCTGGCGCCCGCTCCTGCAGTGGACCATCGAGGATGTGCTCACCATCCACAACCGGCACGGCGTGAAGGTCAACCCCCTGTACCAGCGCGGCCACAGCCGTGTGGGGTGCTACCCCTGCATCTACGCCGGCAAGGAAGAGATCGCGCTGATCGCCCAGCACTCACCGGAGCGCATCGACGAGATCCGCCAGCTCGAGACTGACATGCTGGCGCTACGGATCGCGCGCAATGAGGAGCAGCCCGGCCGGTACAAGCACGTAGATGACGCCTCGTTCTTCCAGACCAGGGCTCGAGGCGTCTCAGGCATCGAAGCGGTGGTGAAGTGGGCCAGGACCGACCATGGCGGCAAGCAGTTCCCGCTGTTCGCGCCGGCGCCGCAGGGTGGCTGCATGCGCTGGGGCATCTGCGACATGCCAGACGAGCGAGGGTTCAGCCAGCAGCACCGTGATGCCGAGGCGATCGACATCCCGTTGCCAGACTCGACGATCCCGGGATCATCGCGCGTGATCCGCGAGAACGGTCACATGATCGAAATCTCGTTCGCCGACCCCGCTCGGCTACTGCTCAGGCTCGAGTGCGTCGACTGCAACGCCGTGCTCCATGAAGCTGTGGCGGACCCGCGCGAGGTCGTGGCGCTGCACATCGTGAACCGCCCCCTGCTCTGGCCCGATGGCCTCGACTGGAACAACACCGGGCGGTGGGCGGTGGTCATGGTCGTCGCCGGCTCCTCGGGGAGCGGGTGGACTCTCCACGCTAGCATCAGCGCATCCCGATGGGAGAGCCTGGGGCACGCCACCGCCTACGCCGACGACCGGCGCGAGAAAGGCCTCGTCGTGACCGCAGTGCTCGATTGGGGCGATGACCTGAAGCAAGGCACCCTGTTCAACAACGCGCGCGTACGGGCGGCGCTGGAGGCCCAGGGGATGTCGTTCCAGGAGCCATGATGCAGAGGTTCCTGCACGAACTGGCGGCGCGTCACGGGATCAAGGCCGAGGACCTGATCCAGGCGTGGCACGAGCGCGCGGCGATCCGCGAGCACCTCGCAGGGTTCGGCCGGCTCGCGGCCGAATTGTTCGCGGTCGGCGACGTCGAGCGGATGTACGCGATCGGTCTGCATTGCCCCGAGTCCCTGAAGCGCTGGGTAGCGGGCGGCGACCGCCACAACCCACCAAGGCAGCGATGAAAGACCTGACTGACACTGAATTGGACGCATTCGAGTACCACGGGTGTTCGAGTGGTACATCGACAGCGCCGATGGTGCGCGATGCCATCGTGCGCGCCGTTGCTGAAATCCGAGCGCGACGCCAAGCCCCAGACTTCGCCGTTGCGATGGCCGCATTGCAGAAGTGGTGCGACGAGCGATCCTATCCGATCAACGTGAGGCAGCAGGCGAGGTGCTACGTCTTCGCGGATCGGCTCTTGTACGCGGAGCTTCTGCATGGTGAGCGAATGCTCTTCGATGGATCGGCGTGGCATGTCGCCGAGAGGATCAAGTTCTAGCCGTGTTCCCAGGGACTTCCGGGTGATACTAAATACTGATTTAGTATCACGGTTCCAGCATAACCACGTGATTTCAAGGAGTTAGAGCATGTCCAAGGGGTACGCGATCGAGTTCTCCGTCGATGTAGATCCACATCGCGGCACGAGTGATGCGCATCCTCGCGTCGAGCACATCCGCGTCATTATTTCCGGGGAGGAGGTGCAGGTGTTCAGGGCTGTGGAGGGGCGGCTCGGGGAAGCAGCATGGGCGCCAGAGAGGCAGGCCGAACGGCAGTTGATGACTGCTCTAGCCTTCGAGGCCTTCATCAAGGCACCCGAACGGGACTGGATCTCTCTTCCCAACGGGCTCACGCTCATCGACCTCGGCACCATCAAGAGGGAGGCGTAGGCCATGGATCCCGAATCGAATCGGCTACGCAACGCGCTCGCCGAGGCGGTGGCGGAGTGCGTGCTGCACAACGAGGAGTACCATCACGTTACCGCTAACTCGAAGATCAAGTCCTGGCGCGCCGCTCTTGCCGACACGGCCGGGCACATCGTGCCCACGAAGGAGACCGACCACCTCAAGGCTTTGACGGATGCGGTCGGTCGACTCGAAGCCTTCCAGCGTGGCGGCTGGCTGGCCCACGACGAGCTCGTCAAGACGCTCACGAGCGAGATGAACGGCGTGCAGCTTCCCGGAACCTCGGTGGAGCGGTTCGGGCTCGTACCGGCGATCAAGGCAGCGCTCAGCCAGCACAAGGAGATCCGACGCGACCTCGTCCGGGAGCGAGATGTGGCGCGGTCGGACTGCGAGGCCCTGCGCAGAATGGTGTTCGTCGGCGATCGCGCGCTGTTCGAGAGTCGACCGAATCGGACGCGGTCGTGTTCGGCGTGTCACACGGGGGCGGTGCCTGACCCGTACCGCTTGGCGCCCCTTGACACCGCCGTGGCCGGCGCGCCAGTGACCGCCATCATGGCGATCGTGGTCGGATCCGCGGACATCTTCGAGACCACGCGTGAGGCGCGCGAGATCGCCGACCGCGCCGGCCGCCCCGTCGCCTTCGACTTCCGCGACATCAAGGTGATCGTCAGTCCCGGTGAAAACCCGGACGCCGTGGCGCGGACCTGGTGGTTCGCCAGCCACGGCTGCACGCCCGAGCAGTCAGCGGAGAGGAGGTAGGCATGGGCCACGTCACGAACGGCGTTACCTTTCCAGTGGAACTCGAGGAGCGCGAGGCTGTCATTCTCGACGAAATGATCCGCGAGAAGTTCTTCCCCGATCGCGCCACGAGTCTCATGCCGGACGAGCCCTCGAGGTTGCTCCGCAAGGTCCGAGACGCCCTGAAGAAATTCGCTGACAAGCGGAGGTCCGACGAGGAACTCGTCGCCTCTCTCACGGACGAGGAGCGCGAACTGATCCGATCACGGCGCGCCAACATGGGCAGGAAGGACAAGTGAGGGCCCTGACGCTAACGCAGCCATGGTGCGGCCTAGTTGCCTCGGGCATCAAGCTGGTTGAGAACCGCGACCGCTCGATCATCAAGCGCGAGGACTTCGGCAAGCCGTTCGCGCTGCACGCGAGCCGCCAGATCGACGAGTCGGTATACGACCGCATCGAGAAGATCGCGCCGGAGCTACAGCTACTGCCATCCATCATGACGTGCACGTCACTGGCCTCAGTCAAAGCGCCAGACTGGTATCGGCTGTCGCGCATCACCAGCGCCGTGATTGCGGTCGCGACGATCGATCGCGCCGTGGTTCTCACCGCCGACGACCGAGTGCTCGACCTCGCCAGCTACGAGGACATCGTGGTCGACCTCGGTGACCAACGACGGTGGCTGTTCGGTCCGATCGGCTACGTGTTGCGCAACGTCCAGGCGCTTGCCACGCCGGTGCCATGCCGCGGCTGGCAGGGCTTCTGGAACCTGACGTCCAGGGGTGAGCGCGAGCGCGGCGTGTGGTCGGAGGTGGAGCGCGAGGTGAGTGCGCAGATCTCGCTGGCGGCCGGCCGATGATCGACCAGTACAACGACGACCGCACCGGGTGGGCTCGGTTCTCGGACGACATGACGATGCGGTACCGCCTTGCGCGCAGGCTGACCGATCGCCCCGGCGCCGCATTGCGCTTCATGAACCTGACGGAGGTCGCGCCCATTCGAGCGACGGATCCCATCGAGTCCGAGGCGGACCGCTGCGTCTTCGTGATGCTCAACCCCTCGACCGCGGACGCATTCAGGCACGATCCAACCGTAGGCGAGTGCATCAAGCGCGCACGAGCGCTCGGCGCCGACGTGCTCGAGGTCGTGAACCTGTTCGCGCTGCGCTCGCCGTACCCCGCCGACCTCAAGAAGTGCGCCGCCGGGTTCCGCGGCGACGACGACGAGAACAACGCCGCGATCCTCGCAGCCTGTACCGGGGCGGAGTTCGTGATCGCGGCCTGGGGCAACCACGGCGCGCTCGACTACCGAGACCTGAGCGTGCTGAACATGCTGCGCGACGCCGGCATCATGCTGCACCACCTCGGCACGACGCAGGACGGGTACCCGAAGCATCCACTCGCGCGCGGCAAGCACCGCATCCCTGGCGACCACCAGCCCATCCCTTGGAGCACGACATGACCCCGCAGGAACGAGAACTTCACAGGTACGCCGAGGATGTCGACAAGCGCGCGGAGCACCTGATGGGGGTGTTGCGCGATGCCCTCCCACAACTCGACCCGGTAGCCGTCCAGCGGCGGGCCGTCATCATGGCGATCCTCGAGCGAGACGCGCGCTTGATGGACCGTGTGGAGATACTCGTACGGGTCGCCGAGCACGTTGCGCTGGTGCCCGAACAAGAGATCGCCGCGCGCCGGAATATGGACAGGATGCTGAGCGCCGCCAAGCTGACAGGCGCGTCCTGTGTGCGAAACAGCCGCGCCGACTTCTTCTACGGTCCCGTGCTGCTGTTCGGATACACGGTCCGCCAGGGGCCGAAGGAGGCCGAGGTCGAGATGCCCAGCGACGTTTCAGGATGCCGCTGCTACATAGGCGGCAATTCTTGGTCATGGAAATTCGCGCCGGAAATGCTGCGCGGCGAGCTCGGGCTCGACGAGGACAAGCCATGAGGAGACCCTGGCGGAGCAGGTTGATGGTGCATGTCCCGTCGATCCTGGTGTCGACGGCGGTCGGCGTCGGCGCCCTCCTGCTGTCGGTACCAGGTCCACTGGTAGCCCTGATGACCCTGGGTTCAGGCTACGTCGCCGGTCGCGTGATGATCCGGCGGATGGAGCGTGCCGAATGAGCCGCTTCCTGCTCAGCGCCATCCTGGCCGTGCTCCTCTGGTGCGGCCTCGAGTTGCGCCGCCTGAACCAGCGCCGGGCCATCCCGCCGGCGCCCTCGGGCCCCTGGCCGACCACCATCCACTACTACGTGCCGGATGGCACGTGTATCTACGTGCGGAACCCTGACGGAGAACGAGAATGAGACCGCATAGCATCACGAACCCGCTTACACCCGAGGAGCAGCGCGCAGGGCTGGTTGATGACCCCGCTGCGCTCACGCTCGATGACCTGGCGTATTGGATCAACGCTCTCGATCACGAGTTGGGAACGCTCGGGCGGCCCCTTGAACTAGTCGCCCGACTTGGCGTGCTCCGCGGCGAGATGAAGATCCGAACGGATCCCCGCCCAGTGATCGATCCCCCGATCGTGGGGACGTATTACCACCGCACCTATCATCTGGGCGGCATCATCTGCAACGAAGGCGAGAGCGAGGGGGTACTGGCCGTGACCGCCAACACCGACCCCAGCCCCGACTTCCCCGCCAGCGTCCGCATCGTGATCGGTGCGCCGGACAAGAGCCCGCTGATGGAGGGCTACATCCCGGAGATCGACGGCTTCGCCATGAGCGTGGCGGTGGCGAAGCGGTGGGTTGCCACTATCCAGGCCGCCATTCGTGACGTCGAGGAGGCTACGCAGAAAAAGGAGTCCCATGCCGATACGCAAGATCGCTGATCTGCCACTCGCCTCGCCCTGCCGTCATCCCGAGCACAACCCGCCCGCCTTGATGACGTACGAGAACGGCGTCTACGAGCACGAGTGCCCGTGGTGCCACCACAAGCAGAGATTCACCGTCGACAAGCCGACGCACGCCACCGGGCCGTGTCGCAATCGCCTGGTGCCGGAGGAATGATGAAGGTCCGCTTCCAGGTCGAGACCGTGCACGGTCTCCGGGAAGGGCTCATCCGTGACGCTGTCCGCTGGCAGGTCGGGGCCGCTGCCCTCTGGGAGGATCTGACGCTACGCCAGCCAGCCGACGACATTCCCGATGCTCTCATCATCGCCATTCAGCATCGCCTCGAGCGGGACTACCGCTGCGCCAGAGAATTCGTCGAGTGGATCTCGGACGAGCCCTTGCCGCGCTTCGGGGAGCGGCGAACGTTCGCGTCATGGTGATGGCCTGCGCATGCGAGACGTCCAATGAACCGCCGATATGGGACCAGCAACGACCACCTGTTCAGGCGCAGTCCCGACCAGCCGAGCAAGAAAGAGGCGGTTGCAGCAGCGGCCGCACGCGCCGCGTTATTCGCATCGGGTCACGTTGACGAAGACGACTGCGATTGCGACGCGTGCCGAGCCAAGGCGCATCACACGTGCGCGTTCGTCGGGGTCGATGACCATGACGAGTGTGAGATCTGTGGGCGCGTGCGATGAGCCTGTGCTTCCGATGACGTACACTCCGTGACCGAAAGGAGATCAAGATGGGACAGAAGACCGACCGAATCAAGGCGCTCGAGGGTGAGCTCCAGGCCAACAAGCAGCTGCTCCGCCACATCGGGGACACCCTGGGCGTCGAGCTCGAGGTGGCCGACGCAACCGACGTCGCGATCGCAGGGAAGAGGTTCCTGGACGCCCTCCGGGCACGGCAGGGCGGAACCGATCTGCCGCTGGCGGCGCCGACCGCCCGGCGCCGCACCAGATCGACCGCACCGGGATCCTGGGACACCCACGACGACGAGGTCGACGAGCAGATCGACCGTCTGGAGAAGCAGGGGCTCACCCAGCCCAGAGAGCCCGGCGGCGCGCTGGTTCGCCGAGACACGGACGGGGACCGTGACTTCGCGCCCCTCCTGGCCGATCTGGCGCCGACGATCCTGGCAATCGCGAGCGAGCTCGGCCTCAACGTCGCCGAGTCGAGGCACGATGAGGCTCTCGCCACGATCCATGAGGAGATCGTTCGCATCAAGAGCATGGGGGCCGACGTCGAGGCCGAGTCCGGCAACAAGTTCCTCTCCGCCGGCAAGTCCCTGGGCCAGGCGATCGCCCATGACCACGCCCAGGCGGCCGATCTTCGGGATGGCGCTACCCAGGCGCGCACCATCGTGGCCCGACTTGCCGCTGTCATGCAGATCGACAAGTGGGACAAGGACGGTACCGAGCTCCTGGAGCGGGCCCAGCGGTGGGAGGGCTGGAAGCATGAACTGAAGCAGCGGGTCCGGGTATTGGCGTCCTTCCCGGGGTCCGTCGAGGAGCGCGCCATCAACGGCATGATCGCCAATGAGTTGCGGGCGCATCTCGGGCGCCTCCTGTCCACCAAGGAGATGGCCGACTGGCTCAAGACCAACGAGAGGGCGGCCGGCGCGGTGAAGGTGGACGCCGGTCCGCCAGTGCCGCCCTACCCGTTCGAGTTCCGACCCAGCGATGGCGGGGCGATCGGGCGCGCCATCGACGAGAGTCTTTCCAGGGATCCGGATCCGCCGGGCCCGGACCTTCGCGACCGCCTCATCGAGATGACCAAGGTGTTTGATGGCATCGGCAGCTCCCACATGTCCGCCGAAGAGTTCGCCCGCACCATGAACCTGGTCATCCTCCCCATCCTGGCGCGGCAGCGCGCCGCCCAGAAGGTGCCCGAGGATGCAAGCCGGTCCGCGAGCGACGGTCTGGGCATCGACTTCTTCAGCAAGGAGCCGCGGCCGCGATGACGTACCTCCTTCCGACCCCGCGGATGTCCGCCACGATCGTCTTTGATCAGGGCGGCGGTCCGGGTCGCGTGGTGATCGGACACCAGGATCCAAATGCGCGGAAACCCAAGGAACCGCGAAAGCGCTGCCACTGTACGACCTGCGGCGGGCCGGGACACAACAGCCGCAGTCCCAAGTGTCCCGGCCGGGTCGCAGCCGGATCCTCCTAGCGTTCCACTGTCAAGTCCCTCTTGACGGATCGATCTCCTGCATGCAACTTGAGCATCAAGGAGATCTCGATGCTGAGCACCCATGACCTCAAGGAACTGCGACATCGCGCCACCCCGGTGAACCAGCCGGGCCCGGCCCAACGGCTGGGCGCCAGGGGCGCCGCCAGTGCCCTCTCCGGCGTCGTCCGTCTCGTGGTCATCCACGCTGGCCAGGAGGTCATGCAGCGCGCCTGCGCGAAGATGGCGCGTTCTCGCGTTGGCTGGACCGACCTGACCGGGGACGCCCGGCTGGATAGCGCCGTAGCCGTCCTGGTGGCCGCCGCGGAGGGAGTGGCGGCAGTCTCCGGGTACGACAACGTGTGCGCTGCCCTGGCGTTCTGGGCCTGCGAGACCGACCCCGCGGTGTGGCGCGACGTCGCGGCGGCCGCCTGATGGACGGCCATCCGCCGGTGGCCGTGAGCCCGGTGTGTCCTTTCTGTGGCCGACATGTTCCACCACCGGGAAGGACGTGGTTGCACGGCATCACGTGGCCCGGATTCACCATGGCGCTCCTCACGTGCACCCATGGGCTCTGCATGGCGAAAGCCGACATGGTCAGGCAATGGGCCACCGATGTGCAGCGCGCGCCGCGAACGGACGGCTTCGATCAGCGAGCCATCGACGCGATCAAGAGCCGGATGGTCAGCCCGGGGAAAGTGGCGCCCTGATGCGCGTCACGTGCGGCGCCTGCGGCGCTGAAGAGAACGCGGCCACGCTACGCGGCAGTCCCGAGGGGTTCCGGCTCACTCTCACGGAACCGTGGCGGGCCAAGAACGCCAAGATCCTGGGCGGCGTCTCCGGCGCCATGGTGACCCTGTGCTCCGACGCCTGCGAGCAGCGCTACGGCAAGGCAGTCGGCTTCTTCGAGACGTAGCCGCTACTCGTGGAACGAGACGTACATCTCGACGTCGGGGCTCGCTGACCCGCTCGAGTTGTGCATGGTGATGCGGAAATCGGCCGTCGTGGTCCCCGACTTGGTCGTGTCGACCGCCACGAAGCTGGCGACGAGGTTCGTCGGGGTGTACTCGAGCTTGACCGAATCGGCGAGCGTCACCAGCCCGCCGCCATCGTAGGCGTACGGCGCGGGCAGGAACCCAACCGGGAGCCTGACATCGGGTGGGGTGCCCGTTGCCCCGTTCAGGCCGATGGTGCCGCTGGCACTGCCGGCCAGGGACAGCCCCGTGATCCGCACGATGCGGTCGGAGATTTGCTTCACGACAGGGGTTCCGGTGAATGCCATGGCCGTACGGTACCCCCGTCCGGATTGGCTTTCAACCTTCAACCGGATCAGTCGAGGTGAACGGTGAGCGAGGGTACCCGGTCGCGCGGGATCAGGTCGTCCCAGCAGTAGGCGTACCGGCCGACGTGCATCAGGCGCGGCCGGGTGTCGACCCAGATCTTGAGGCCGATCTCGGTCGCGCGGTGGCAAAATGACCAATCCTCGGCGAGGTACCGCTCGACGCCGTTTTCCTGGACAACCATCGGCTGGAAGTACGGGGTCATTCGCCTCCCGAACTGCCCGATCGACGACGGCGCCATCATCCCGCGCTCGATGAGGGCGTCGTACACGCTCGCGTGGGTGAGCAGGAATCCTGTGGACGCGTACTTGACCTCCACGACCGAGCCGCCTTCGCCGAGGGTCACGCTGGTCGTGCCCTCCTTCCAGCGGACCGCCAGTTGCGGCTCCCCCTTCTTGGGGTACACGCCGCCGATGATCGGCAACCCCGACGAGCGCAGGCGATCGACGTCATCGGGGTTGAACACGACGTCATCATCGATCCAGAAGAGCTCCTCGAACCCGCTCTCGAGCGCGTCGGTCGCCATCTGGCATCGCACCTGGTCTATCGAGGTCACCCCACGCATGAAGCGCAGGTGGTAGCTGCGGCGAGCCAGCTCGGACAGCGCGCGTTCGCATTCCGGATCGATCCCATCTCGCGACGGAACCAGGATGCAGCACTTCTTGGGGTCAGGCCTTTCCATCAGGCGAATCCTGCCATGATTCGTCGCCTACCCTGGCACTGTCACGTCGAGAATGTTCTCGTCACCCCACTCGGCGGCGACGGCGCTCCGCGCGTCTTCCTTGGAGACCGCCTCGATCGCGATGAGATACCGTTGGCCATCGACCTCGACCAGAACGTGATACCAGCCCGTCTCCATCATGTCCTCGCGTCTCGGTAGGAGGCCCTGGCCCTGGGAACCGGCGCCTCTACCATGGCCTCCTCTTCGCTCTGATCCATCGAGCAGAGAACGGCCATGAAGGCGACCGCACAGCAACCGAACATCAGCCCGTCCGATCCGCCTCTGCCTGCCGACGCGCATGTTCGACATCGGCATCGCTGGGTCCGCCGCCCAGGTCACCGGCGAGGTCTGGGAGCTCGGCATCGGTGATGGCGTCGTCTGACATCACCTCACCGTCCTGGAGCGTGGCGACCCTGAGTGGCGACGGCAGCGGCTTGGGCGGCGTGGCGGGCGGGGAGCCGAGCCGAACCACAACCGGGCGATTCGACATGGAGCGGTCGGGCGGCGCGGCGGTGGTGCGCGGAGCGGGATGCTTCACTGTCACATCGACCGGAACGCGGCGCTTCTGCCGGATGACCTGCGCGACCGCGTCGGCCGCAGCACCGCGCACCTGCGCTGCCAGCGGCGCCAGTGAGAAGCACTCCACCACATCGTTCTTCCGGACGCGCGTCGGCACAGCGCGCGCCTGGCCATTGACGAGCAGCTCGTGGTCGGGGGGGATCTTGCTGATCACACCGTCGGCTGCCAGAGTCGTCGCGACCATCTCCGACGCCACCTCGTAGTTGGTGCCCAGGTTCGACGGCGGAGCGACATGCGCCGGCGCAGGCGTGGGAACCGAGAGATCGTCGAGCGAGTCGACCTCCGGTCCAGGCATCGGCTCGATCTCCATGTTCCGGCTCTTCTTGGCGGCCGTCACCCTGTCGCGCAGGACACGCGCCTCGGTGTGGGTGAGGTTCTCGCCCCATACCGTAGGGGGCGAGCCCTCTCGGTCGCGCAGGCGATACTTGGTGCCGTCCTCTGGGGGTGGCCGGTTGGGCGGGATGGCGGATGGGAGGTTTCGATTGCGGCTCATGGTGGTCCGCCGCGGAATGTATCACACCGCGCTACGACAGCCGGGACGGCTCACCCACGCGACCCACCAGGAACGTGATCACGATCTCCATCGTCTGGGTCGCCGAAGCGACGTTGGTGTTCACGACCGTGATCAGGAAGTCGGCGTTGGTTGTTCCGGTCTTCTGCACCGACGGCATGAGGTTGGTCAGCGGCCCTGTGCTGACCATATTGATATCAACGTCCAGGCTGTCCTGCAGCCCGACGGGGTTGCCCTGGTAGCTGTACGCAGCCGCCTCGAAGGCCGCCGGCAGGGTGATGTCTGGCGCTCCAGTGGAACCCGCCAGCCCGATCGTCCCGCTGTCGGACGGTGCGAGGGTTGCGCCGGTGATGCGCACCGTGCGGTCGTTGACCTGCGTCGCTGTGATCACCCCGGTGAATGCCATGATGGCCAGCCTATCCGACTGGCGGCGGCGGGGTCCAGCGGGAACTAGCCGATGCGCTCGTCGCCGACGATCAGCGGGCCCTGGATGTCGCCGGTGGGACCGATGATGTTGACCGTCGGGGACTTCGCAGAGGACACCGACTCGATGTAGATCTCGAGCGTCTGCGTCGTCTCGTCGACCTTGGTGTTCGTGATGCCGATCGTGAAGTCCTCGGGCGTGGTCCCGGCCTTCACGATGGAGGGCGGAAGGTTGGTGAACGGGCCAGCGCTCACCGGCGTGACGGTCACGCGGATGCCGTCGGTCAACGCGACCAGATGGCCCTGACCTGAGGGCACCCGGAAACCGCGCGGCAGAACGACCTCCGGAAGCGGCGACCCGCTTGCGTCAGCGAATCCGATGGTGCCGGACGCGTTGGCAGCGAGGGACACGCCAGTGATGCGGACCAAGTTCGGGGTGACAAGTTCCAGGACGGGGGTTCCGATGAATGCCATGTAGCCGACCATAGCGAGCGCGCTCGCCGCAGTCCACGCAGCCCCGGCTGTTTTCAGTGGAACCTAACGTAGATCTCGAGCTCGCCAGTCGTCAGCCCCTCGGCGAGCGCCGGCGGGAGCGCCAAGGTGTCGGTATCGAGCGCCACGGTCCCGCCCAGCGAGAGCAGCCGACCATCGGTCATGGTGGCCGCCGCGCCCGCCGTGATGTCGCCAGCGGCCACGACGGACCCTGTGAGCGCCGCTCCAGCGCCGATGGACACCGTGGTACCCACCTGCCACAGCAGCAGGTTGCCGGCCGCCACGTTCAGGGTGCTCACGTTGATGATCGTGACCGTGGAGGCGGGGTCGAAGGTCATCGTGGTGCCGACCTGGAACACGAACGACGCCGACACGTTGTTTTCCGCGTCGAGGGTGAGCGCGCCCGTGAGCTGCGCGGCGTTGGTGAACTTGTAGACGCCCGGAGTAAGCGTCAGGCCGCCCAGGTTGGTACCGCTCAGATCCTGCGTCGGGGTGCGCGCGGCCAGGTCGACGAAGGCATCGGTGGCGTCGGTATGCGCCTGCTGCGCCAGCGGCGTGTTGATCTCGATCGTTCCGTCGTCGACGGTTCCCGGCGGGAACCCTGTCACGATGGCTCCTGGCGCCACCCCGAGGTCCCCGGTGACCGCTGTCGCGCCCGCGTTGTTCACCGCCGTCCCGCCGAGCACGGCGAAGGCCTGAGCGTTCCGAAGAATGGTCGATGGCCCCGACACCGGGTAGGCGAAGATGGCCACGAAGTCTTCGGGCGTGGTCCCGGCCTTCTGGATCAGAACGGGCGCGATGATGGCGCCGGGTTCGATGTAGTTCGACCACACCTGAATCGAATCCTGCAGCGACACCGGATGCGCAGCCGCGTTGCCGTACTCGTATGTGCGAGGGCGAAATGACGCCGGCAACCGGATGTCCGGGCGCGTCCCGAAGTTCGTAACCGGAAACTCGTGAAGACCGATCGAGCCAGTCTGGGCCCCAAGAACAGAGACTCCTGTGATCCTGCACAGATTGTCGGATACCTGTGTGACGATGGGTGTTCCCGTGAACGGCATGGCGCCCTCCTAGATGGGGAGGACGTTATCACGGAGCCGCGCCGGGAATCACGCTACTTCGCGCGTGAGCAGAGAGCGGAATCGATACGCTCGCGGCACCCGGCTAGGCGTGGCGTGGCATCTGGCAATCAGGGCCCAAACGGCGCGGAGATCTCCTCCTCGATTGTGATCTCAGGGGCCAGGAACTCCCATGTCGTTCTCGCCTGTCCCGGTCTGTGCCGGTAGGGCACCCCCTCCCAGTAGTTGTGGACCCATTCGCCGATGTGGATCATCCGAGGTGCGGCAGCGTCCTTCTCCTCTTGAGGCGCACGGTGACGGATGAAGGGGATCATCACTTCGTAGACCGCCCCCATCCAGCCGTGGTGGTGCTTGCTGTAGAGGCCGACTGGCTTCACGCGGTACACGTAGTCGGTCGGCCCGCCGGCATCCCTGATGAGGCGAGGGTCATCGACCAGGAAGAAGGAGGAAAGCCGAGAGGGCACGTCGCTCGGTCGCCCGGCCTCCATCGCACCCTCGATGGCTTCAGGAAACCAGCCCTGGGTCTCCCTGGCTTTCAGCGTCGCTCCCACCTCCATCCGTCCAGTGGAGCCGTGATAAAACTCCACGCTGCCTAGATCCCGGTTCCGATGCTGGCGGCGCCTCTCTTGAAGATCATCTTCCAGATCGCGCCGGCCACCGGGATCGACAGCGTCGCGGCGATCTGGAGCCACTTCTGGAGCTCTGCCTTCTGCAGGGTGGCCACCCCAGCCTGGAGTTGAGAAAGCACGTTGGCTTGCCACTGTAATGTCTCGGGTGGCGCGGTCACGGTCAGCGTGGGGCTGGTGATCGTGGCCGCGCCTGACGTGTCGTCGCCCAGCGATCCCATCGCACCGAACGGGACGCGCGGCTTCCAGTGGACCGGGAATGTCGTCGACACCCCGGACAGTGCGCGAGGGCGAATGCTGGCCTTGCGGAAGTACGACATCACGTCCTCCTAGTTGGCGTTGGCGAACACGCCCAGGTTGGCCGAGCCGATCGCGTCGTCGATCGCCAGGTCCGCAAGATCGCCCGCGGCCGGCGGCGACTCCTGGGGCGGCCCGGTCTTGCCGGGCGGGACCGGGCCGACCTTCATCGAGCTCGGCCCGTGCGAGCCGCTGTACCGCCCAGCATCATAGCTGTCGTTGTACATGAACTCGTTCGGGTCCTCGTTCGTCGGCTGAAGCTGGAGTTGGGCCAGCTGCTGGTCGGGCGCCGAGATGGCCGCCTGGGACGCGCTGGTCGCCGAGACATCCGGGGTGGCGTCCGACACGATCCAGCCCAGCAGGTTCGGGGCATAGATCTGGAGGAGTGACTGCCCGGCCGCGATCGCGGATCCGACCACGATGGAGGTGTGCCACTTCTCGAGCCACTTCCACTTGTGGGCGAGGAACCACGCGGCCAGGAAAGAACCGACCGAGGCGACGGCGCCGGCATGCTTGCCCCAGGATGGCGCCCGCTGGGCGACCTGGGTCATGGCGACGCGCGTCACGAATCGGGTGGCCGCGAACCCCCCGAACCCCGGCACTACGAACTCCACGAGGTCCGTGAACAGCGGCGGGTTCGCCTTGAAGGTCTTCTTGACGTACCGGCGGTGCAGTCGGGATCTCGCCATGTTGCTCCGTGGCGCGGGCTCGAGAAGTACGCGCCTTCTGGTAGGAGCGTACCCGCGTGCCCGTGGAACTACAAGCCCAGGGCTACTTCAGCCGTGGACAGCGATCGATCTGGCCCCGCTTCACAGCCACCCAGTTCGCGCCCGCTTGCACGCTGGCGTTCGCCGTGATGGCCAAGATGTCCTCGTCATTCGCCTGGTAGGTGTCCAGCACCACCGGGGCGACCTCCGCCGGCCCCTCGGCGAGATTTCGGATCACCCGGAGCCGTGCCCTTCGCTGCCGGTCTGTCATCATCGCGGTCTCCTCTCGCTCGGTTGCGCGTCCCAGTGCCCGGACGCTGAATGCTGCCCGTGGCATGGATCTGTTCGATGTGCCGCAGTACCTCGGCGACCAGGTCCGGCGACCGTGGGGCCTTGGTGGCATCGGGTCCCAGGCAGCGCGCGCAGAGGTCATACTCGCCACCCGGCATGTCCATCACCACGCGTACGGTGCCCAGGACGGTACCCTGACAGTTGCCGCAGTTGCTCATCGGGGCGGCCCGCACCAGAGGACCATCGGTCCAAAGAGGACGTTGAGCGGAACTTTCATCCGGTCAAGGGCGCGGCGCCATCGCATGACCGCCTTCGTGAGGGCTCTGGTCCGCCGATGGGCATCGCGGCGACGATGCCGCCTGTGGCTGCGCTGGCGCTTCATGCCGCGCCTCGTGGGCCTCTGGCCAGTCCCTCGAATACACCTTTCGCTACTAGTGTCAGTTCGTCCCAGTGGTCGCAGATCCACCCCAGGGCGGCGTTGATGTCCTGGGTCCGACACCACCCCGAAAGCGCACCAATGACGCCGCCGATGGCGCCCGTCCATGAGGCATCGGCTGTGCGGTCGTTGTCGACGGGGGTCCATCCCTGAAGGAGTAGGCGAAGCCCCCGGAGCAGCTTCAGAACGGCCGCAGGGTCAACTCCAGCCTGGATCACGCCGAAGACAACGCCGCTGATGATCTTGACGATCTCCCGATCGGTCAACGGCCTCGCTTCGTTCACATCGAGGTTCGCCATCTCCTCACCACTCATCCGGGCACCTGCACACGATGGCGCCAGTGGTCGCATCCCGATGACAGCCGTGCTTGCCGTAATCGGGGTCGGCGTATTCCAGGATGATCTCGCCATCCTTCATCGGGCCGTTCAGGGTGGCACCGGAACGATCGATCGACCCATCCGGCCTCTTGCTGCCAGCGAAGAACGACCCGATCAAGCCGCATCCAAACACGCCCCGCTCGGTGCGAAGCAGCGTTCCCGAGTGCGTCGGGCAGTTCTCCCAGTTCCGGTCGCCGCCACCGACCTTGGACATCCAGTCCAGCCACGTCAAGTTCACAGGGAACCATGTGAATGTGGCGTCGCCGCCTGTCCCCTTCTTGACCAGATCCGCCGCCCCCTCGATCAGATCCTCGTTCCCGGTCGCCTTGATCACCTTCGTCATCGTCGATCTCCTTTCAGTGCATCCTATACGACACGTTGGTCACCCTGCCATCCCAGCAGGCCCTACATCCCCGGCACATGTTCACGTCCGCATCGATGGCGTGACACACGATGGCGCCCTTCTTCTTGACCGGCGGCGCCTCTCCCTTGCGATGCGTGGTCGACGTCGGAAGGTGGGCGATCTCCGTAGGGACCTCGGCCGCCTGCCCCACGTAGTGGGCCGACATCCGCACCGCGAGGTTGCCCGGGATCTTCCCTCCTGCTCTCAGGTACGCGGCGACATCGTCGTACTCGCGGGTCGGGATCCAGTGGCGGACATCCGGCGTGGCCTCGGCCACGGCGCAGATGTTAGCCAGGTGCCAGGGTCCGTGTAGATCCCCGCTGTCATGCCAGCGGAAAGCCGGCTCGCCGCCATGCTCGATGTAGTCCCAGATCAGCGCGATCATGGCCTCGGCCCAGTAGCGGTGGCGGATCGCTGCCTGCCGCCTGGCCCTGGCCGTCACGGCGGCTCGCCAGTAGCGGTAGAAGTTCCTGCGGGCGTAGCACCCGTGGCAGGTGGACTTCGGGTCATCCACGAGCTCGCCGCCCTTCCTGCACTGGAACGCGTCGATCCCGTACGCGGCCCCGGGCATCTTGCTGGGCTGCCCCAGGGTCCCAGCGATGGCGTGGGCTTGCTGCAGCGTCATCCGCTTGGCGATCTCGAGGCGCACGCGTAGAGGCCGCGGTAACCGCTCCGGTGCCTCGCGTGGATACTTGCCTCCACCATTGATGCGCTCGCAGGCGGGGGTCATCGTGGTGCCGTCGCCCAGGTCGACCGCCATGGCATGCTTGGACCGCGGTCGGTCGCACCAGATGCACCGAGGCTCGTCGAAATCATCGTAGAGCTCGGTGACTGCCTGGGGCGCTGGCGCGTCCACGACCGGCAGGTAGATGCGGCGTGGAGCGGTGTTCACGAGAACACCCAGAGCGCAAGCAAGAGCACCAGCAACGCCAGCGTTGCCCAATTCCAGACACGATCGTTCCAGCGGCAACGAAAGCACTCCTCCCGGGAGAACTCGGACGGGATCGAATGATCGTGTGGCGGCGGTTTCATGACTCCCCTCCCATCTCGAAGTACTCCAGGTCGTCCCGCACATCCCTGACGACCTCCAGGTTGTTACCCACCATCTCCAACCACATGACGGTGTACAGCGAGAACCGCCTCCGCCTGCGGTGCCGCATCCCCTCACGGGTGATCTCGCGGATCTGGGAGCCGGTGAAACCGTGGGCTGCCAGGGCCTCCGGTGCGCTGGTGGAGTCCATGGTCTACGCCCTCAGTAGTTCGCAAGGGGCAAAGTTCAGCTGCCAGCCGTTCGGGAGTTCCACGCTGTACACCGGAACGCCGATGTTCGACCACCCGATCACGGTTCCAGCATCGCCGATACGGACCCCGGGGTAGCGACCATCTTTGGTTACCGTCACCTTGGATCCCAATATGAACTCGTCGAGCGGGTGACACTGGCCGCAGCGGACGCACGGCCGCCGCTCGGCGGCCATTGTCGCGATGGCAGCGTTGACCTCGGTGTTCTCGATGGCCGCCAGCACCACGCTGATCGCATGGCAGGTGGTGCCGTACGTCGGGCGATGACGCTTGGCGAAGTCCCTCAGGGTGTCGATGGCATCAGCGAGGGTCACTGCGCCCTCATGAGCGCCCACACGACGACGGCGCCTCCGAACAGGGCAAGCGTCATCAAGCAGCGCACGACTATCACCTTGACCGACTCGGCGTCTCCAGAGAACAGCACGAGAAGGCCCGAGGCCATCAGCAGCAACACCAAAGCGTCTCCCATCTTCGATCTCCTTGAACTCGTCTGCAGCCTACTGTACAACATGTTCAGGCAATCGGGGGCGGCCTCCGCTCAAGGGAAAGACGGCGCTGGGCAACCGGCGCCGTCCTACTTTGTAGCCGATGGTGGCTCGGGCTCAGCCGGTCACGTACCAGGTGTTCACGCCGTCGCTGGTCACCGCGAAGTGGAAGTGGTCCCCTGAGAGCACCACGCTCGGGTTGCCGTCGATGTTGTCACCAAGGTCGGCGGCCAGGGTGACGTTGTTCACGCTCACGGCGACGTTCTTCAGGCGGATGGTCTGCCCCCGCAAGCTGGGACCGGCGGACGGCAGAGTCACCGTGAACGCTCCGCCGGTGGGATCAACCAGAACCAGTTGAGTCGGCGCGTCCGTACCCAGGGCCGTGTTGATGACCAGAATGTCCGACGGGAAGTTGAACGTCCGGCTCGTGTTGATAGGCGTCAGCGTCCCCAGGAACGTCGTCTGGGACGTGGACACGAGGAGGGCACTGTTCGCCCAAATCAGATCGACTGTCGAGCCGACAATCCCCGAGATCGTATCCGCGGCGACCGTCGCTTCCTCGCCTTCGAGGATGAAGGCCACCGTGACGGCGGCGCTGATGTTCACCACCGCATGACCGACAAAGAACAGCCCTGCTTGGTCGCCTAGCAGAAACTGTGCGTTGGCGCCGACGTCCATCAAGGGGCCAGCGCCGCTCGACGAAAGCTCAGCGAAACCGTCGATCGTGACGGTGTCGATCTGTGGAGGCGCCTGACCGAAGTCAGCGATGGGGGGAGTCGTCCCCGTGAAGCGGACGTGGATGCGGTCAAGGAACGATCGGAGGTGTGTGAAGGACGCCCCCTCGGGAATCCTCACCTCGACGATGCGATCCGGCACCGTGGACCACGTGACCCCGGTCATGTCGTAGGGGCCGCCTACTGGAATCACGATCGGTGTCACGACACTGTCATCGAACTGCAGGATGCGCTGACCCTGCAGGAGCGCCAGGCGGGCGAGGGCATCCGCCCATGTCACCACTACGTTTTCGCCGGCAACACCGCCCGGACGAAACACCACCACGTACGTGCCCCCGGCTCCGGCAGCTGGGACGTTTGGGCTTCCAGGACAGAACGGGCGCGGGACGAGGCCCTGACTCATCAGGCCATCATCGGGCTGTAGACCCAGGAGCCGGAAGGACGGGTGGATCGCGGTCACCCAGGCCTCGCAGTTACCGCCGGGGTTCGCCGTGTTGCGGATGGTGAGGTTCACCGCATCCGCGGACACGAACTCGAAGGTGTCCTGGTACTGCAACTCGACGAAGTCCGGGGTGACCGGGACGTTCCGCAGGACCAGCCCATGCGGAAGGGTCTGGGTGTTCCCTACAGGAACCGCGGTGAAAAGCAGGATGCTGTAGAGCTTGTCCGTCGCCATGGTGACACAAGCCTACCAGCGGCATCCCAGAACCGTGAGGGATTTCTTGGGGTCATTCCTTCTGGTTTCCGCTGGAAACCTGTTCGGCGTACCACCGCTGGTGGCGCTCGATCACGACATTCAGCCAGACCCGCATCCCGTTCTGGTCCCAACCCTTGAAGGCCCCTGAGAAGTCGGTGCGCTCCCGGTGGTGGTTCCGACAGAGCGGGATGCAGGTACGGTCGTCGGCCTTCTGCCCGTAGCCGCGACGGCCCGCATGGTCGGCCTCCACGTTGCCATAGCAGGGGGTCGTGGCAAAACTTCTGGCACAGCAGGCCTGCCACCGCACCCAGGCCATGTAGTCCATGTCGCGCGGGCGGTTCCGGTACTTCGAGTCCCCGCGTTGCTTCAGCCGGGCCCTTCGCCGTAGCGGTGTCGATCGCTTGAGCGGAGAGCGTTTCATATCCGCATCGGCATGATCAGAAACTTCACTCCCGCCATGTTCTCGAAAACCATGGCGCCGAGACGATCCTTGCTCCATGCGGTGACCTTCACGCCACGATTGAGGGTGTCGCTGGCATCGCACGTGGCCGCGTCTACCTCGGCGATGGCCGTGAGGTAGCTCGGGTTGAAGCCATGCCCTGCGGGGCTCTCAGAGCTCTCCGCTCTCTCGGAGTCGCGCACCACCTGCTCGTAGGGCGGGAATTTGTCAGCGTCGGCCGCCGTGACTACGAGGTGAACCCCTCGGGGGCCGATCCCCAGCCGAACAATCCCTGAGGGGTCGGTCGGCCTCCTCTCGATGGTGATCAGGTGAGGGCGGTCCGCCTTCATGGCTCTCTGCGCAGCCACCGCCGCAAGGAGGTGGTCCCGGTCCACTCCGATGGTCAGACCGAATGTCTCGCACGGCGCGATCACCATTCGATGGCCGTCCACCGCCACCATGGTGCCCTTGGTGAACAGCACCTGGTGCAGGTGGGGTCTGCCTTCGTCTGTGCCGGTCCACTTGGCGACAGCCTCGAGCACGTTGGTGGGCACGGAAATCACGGCATGTTTGGTCACGGACGTTGGCGGTGGATTCTCTTGCACGGTGTCATCTCCTTGTGGTTCTGAGCGCTCTGGACACGGGCAACCAACGCAGACGAACGCGACCTCGCGTCCAGCGTGGTGATGTCCGCACTTTGGGCACTTCGCGGCCTGCACGGTGAACGTCGAGATCACGGTGTCATCTCCTTGGTGATGGGGAACGCGGCGTGCTGGACGCCATCGAGGTAGGGGAGGCCGATAATGCCACCGGCCTTGTGCGTCGAACCTTCCCTGGCGACGATGGCAGGCTGGAGGTCCGAGGGGCGCTGCAGGTAGTCGGCTCGCGCTTGCTTCAGGAAGAATGGCACCCCTGCCTCCTTGCACTGGTCACGGAGGGACCTGTACCAGTCTGGCTCAGCCGGACGAGCGCCGGGCCCGCTCTCGCAGCCAGCCACAAGCCAGAGCCTGCCGCGCTTACATGCGAAGTCGGCCAGCATGTGGGTCATGTCGATGCCGCCGATCAGCGGCTCGGCACTGAACCACCACACGGCGGCCGGACACCCGAATAGGTCAGGCCAGCGCTCGTCGAAGGCTGGCTGGTTCTCTGCGCTGACACCAAGATGGACGTTCGGCAGTGGCCATTGCCTCGGCCGGGGCTCCGTGCCGAGCGGCCGACCATGCATGTTCGGATTGATGAGCTTGTCGGCCTCGACTCGGCAGACCAAGCGCGGCGCGTACGGGAGCGTCCGCAGTCCCGTCGGCTCCGTTGCCACCCAATCGAACCACTCGCGCATCCGCTTGGCCCGCTTCGTCAGGATCTGGAAGGTGTGCTGCGGGCACGCCGCCATCACCCCGAACACGGCCGCGATCTCCTCGTTCGTGAACTCCTCGTAGAAGAGGTCAGACATCGAGTTCACGAAGATCCGACGTGGCTTCTTCCAGTGCAGCGGCTTGGCCAACTTTCCAGCGTCAAGTCTGCCCTTCCCCGTCCAGATGGCTCGCTTGTTCTTCCCGATGGTCACGAGGCCGTGGTAGCGCTCACCGGGCTTGGCAAACCTGCCAGCGAACCGCATGGCGTAACAATTTGCACACCCGGATGAACACACCTTGCAGCCATCGGTGGGGTTCCACGTCTCGTCGGTCCATTCGATGTCCGACATCACGCCTCCTTCCTGAAGGTGTACGCCCATACCCATGGGTTGAGGTCCCAGGGCGATGGACCGGGCTCGAGGTTCCACCGGGGTCCGCCATGGAGCCGGTTCCAGCAGTGAGCGAAGGCATGTCGCGCTGAATAGAAGCACTCGCCGTAACTCATCGACGGTCCGTAGCACCATCCCGGAAGCGTGCGCGGGGCATCCAACACTCCTCGGGCTCCCGTCCTGCCGTAGTCGGTGAACGTCACGCCCTCCGCGAGGGCGTCCTCATCGGTGATGTCCTGCAGGCGCATGAGGCGAGCCTGAATGGGGGTTAAATTGGTGCGCGAGGCCCAGCGGGGCATGAAGATCGAGGGGCGCCAGCGCGTCGGCGGGGAGCGATCGAAGCCATCCCGGTAGAACGCTAGGCCATCAGGACCGCGACGACTCGGGAGATCTGGCCACGGATTGTGCTTCGCCGACTCGTACAGGCGCCACGTCTCACGCACCCACAGCCGCTGCTCGCCTACCGGGGTGACGGTCCAGACCTTCTTGCCGTTGCCATGATCGGCGAGGTGCGAGGTGCCGTCCACCAGCGGCGGTCGGAGATTGAACTCGCCGGGTTTCAGGCCGAAGCGGTCCCCATCCGGAAAGACAGCGAACACGGCTCCAGCGTCGCCAATCATCGCCCGATGACGCCCCTTCTTGGCGATGCGCCGCTCGGTTGCAGGCATGACATCCCACAGATCCGACCGAACCTCGGAGGGCAGGTCGACGCTCAACCGCTCCAGGTCAGCGATCCTCCGGGTCTGGGTCTTGGTGCCGGCCATCACCATGGGGATGGAGGGGCCGGAGAACATGATGGGGCGCTCCTTCATGGATCTCTGCCCAGTTCCTCGGCCACCACAGCGTAGAACGCCCAGCGGGCATCGTCGGGCACCTTCTTGAGGTCCCTGCGGCGCCAGTGCCGCGTGCCGAATTCGCGTTGCAGGCGCCGCGCGATGCGCCGTGCGTCCGGTAACGCGAGGTCCGCGCACAGATCGTTCAAGCTAAGACCAGAGGGGACATGGGTGATCGTGAAGCCATCGTACTTGTACCGATGGTAGGCCCATGTCCCGAGCACCGTAGCCGTCACTCGGGCCCGCTGCGGCTGGTCGCGCGACCCGACGAGGATCGTGATCTTGGCCTTCACTCTTGCACCTTGGCTAGCGCTGCGTCATACGCATCGCGACAGCGGATCTCCTCCTTGTCCTGCGCCTCGCTCTCGGCCGACATGGAATCAGGGAAGGCCGACTGGTAGAGGATGTTGCGGGTCTTTGCCGCTGTCTTCTTGGCCTTGCGGTATGCGAGCGTCGCCTCGACGATGTCGAGCAGAACTGGTGCGTGCTCAACCATCGCGGCAAGCCACTCGATATACTCGACCCAGCTGTCACGGCACACAGTCGTCACATGCGCGATGCCATCCCCGGGGAACGTGGTCATCGGTCCTGCGCATTCCCCGCGCTCGGCGATCAGGGCCCGGATCTTGGTGATGCTCGGCCGGTCGTCGCTCATCGAATCCTCCACGATCGCCAATTGCGCACTCGCTGCGGTCTCCTGATGCTGTTCATGTTCTTCCCCATGTCGTCCATCTCGTCAGGTGCGCAAACACCTTGGTGAACCTCTCCGGCCTGGGGCCGAAGTAGGTCAGCGCCAACTCGAACCTGCAACTATCACGCTTCTGACCTGCCTCATCGGCGAACGGGTCCAGGAATGAGATCCGCTTGAGCGCCAGGATTCGCGGGTTACGTCTGGGCTTGGCGCACATATTTACCCACCACTTGGTGGATGGGGTGAACATGGACAGTCGGACGTGCTCTCGAAGATTCCCGCATCGGAGTTCACGCAGCATCTTGTCGGTCCACGCACCGGACTGCGAATACGGGTCGTTCTGGTAGCCGGTGTGTCTGGGCCGCATTCTGGCAGGCAAACACCAGGGCAGGATGAGACCGCCCGAGGTGTACGCCCTGCGTGCCCTGACGATGGAGCGCTCGTTGGAGCACGGGTCTATATCCACAGGTCCCCGGAAGAATTCCTCCAGCGGGTTAGCGATCTCCGGTGGAGAGCACCACCAGTCAGAGTCTGCCACCGCGCTCCGTCTTTCCACTGGAAAGTTGCCAGCGGATGAACGCCATGGCCGCCTCGATGCCCTGTTCGAGCTGATCGATCTTCTTCCGATCGACATCTGCAAGTCTGCGGGCCTCCACCAGAAGCGCCGCGTTCTGGTCGCGCTCGACCTCAATCTCTCGGATACGTTTCCGAAGCGGGAACTCCACCTCGTGGATCTGGTTCTGAAGGTCCCGGTTGGCCTGGAGTGCTTCTGCCAGCTGGCGGCGTAGCTTGGTCATGCTGAACTCGGTAAGCGTCGCCGCAGTGCCAATGAATCATGGGGCCGGGGGAATTCCCGGCTTGCCTGTCACTGCGGCGACGCGTCTACGTTTGTAGCACAGCTAATCCATGTCTAGCAACGAGAAGCGGATCGTGGTGGCGTCCCTCGTGTCCTCGGGTTCTTGATGTACGGCGGTCGGCGGCGGGGTGCGCTTCGTGAGCTCGACGCGGAGGGTATCGCGCTCACGTACGGCGGCGTCACGCTCTATCGTCGCACGGACTTCCCTAGCGACGGCGAGATCGCGCTCGGCCCCGGCGTTGTCGACGCGCTGATCGGCGAGGTGTATTGCACGATCGACGCGCGCTTGATCTTGTTGCCGAAGGATCAGCAGACGTCGCTCGCCTTCCTGCGCAGATGCCAGCGCCGCTCGGAGTTCAGCGATTACGGTTTGCTGCTGAGCCCCCACCGTCACCCGGCCAGACGCTGCGCACCCCCGGTGCATCACCTCGGTGCCGAACACCCGCACGTCGTTGCGAGCGACGATGGGCTGCAGGCAGATGGCGCAGGTGGCGGGCACGCGAACCTCTTCAGTCGAGATGCGACCGCGCTGCCATGATCCCCTCCACCGCATCACGAACCCTGATGAGCGCGTCCAGATCAAGTTCGGCGCACAGCGTCCGGGCGCACCCGATGATCATCACGGGATCTTTGATGTGTGGAAGGAGTTGAGCCACGACCGAAGCGAGAATGTCGGGCGAGGGACGTCCTGCTGCGAGCCGCACGCGGATGTCGGTAGGCGCCTCGCCGCTCGCGCTCGTCAGGATCGCCGGGATGGCGATGTTGAACTCGAGACCCACCGGCGACGAGTCCTTGACCGGCCGGTACGAGGCGCCGAAGTCCTCCGGTTCCATCACGTCGAGCTCGAAGCCTAATTCCTCGTCGTAGTCCGTGCGAACCACCCAATCACCGACATCTGCGATACAATCCATCACCTTCGGCTGATATCCGACCAGTGGCACTACCAGGGTAGGCCTGAAAAGGCGCAAAGGGTCTGAACGAACGGCCAAGGGGCGCGGTCCGAACAACTCCCGCAGTTCCAGCGTGACCGAGCCTTGCCACTGCACAGCGGTGACCTCGTGGGGGATGCTCTTGAACTTGGGCATCAGGCGTCCCGCTCTGCCATCAGGGCTGCGTCGGTGAGAACAAGAGCGAGGCCGCGCGCCTCGGCTGGGGTGAGGTACGAGACTTCTTCGGTCCCCGCTTTGTGCATGACCACCCGCGCTGGATCGCCAAACGCAAACCTCTTGGGTTGTCCTTCGATCTCGAGGCCCACGATCAGAATCTTCATGCTTGAACTCCTTCTGGGTTAGGGCATCGAGTCTGCCATGGCCTTGGCCCGGACGTCACGCAGGTCCAGCGTCCTTCGCGCCTTGCTGACCTCTGCGACCATGTCGCACCCCGCCAGCCAGCGGGCGCTCATCCGCTGCCCTGAAATCGCGCTGTACTCGCGCAGGAGAGCGATGTCGGCCAGCGTCACGGATGCCGCAGTCCACACCGGGATCAGCGCGCTGAGCGCGTTCTGGTGCGTCCTGTCGAACGCTGGGTCCCACTTGCCCTGGGACAGTTCCCGGATGACCTCGGCGGCGGTGAACGCGGGGACCAGCGCAAGCACGGGCCGTGCCCTCCCCTTATCCCCCTCTCCGGAAGAAGAAGAAAGATCCTCCGGGATCCGGGATCCGGGATCCGGGATCCTGTTGGTATCCCATACCGTATCGGATACGGTTTCCGGACCCCTGATTTCTTTCGGTTGATGCAGAGCGGCAGAGTTATCCACAGCGGGGTGTGGATGCTGTGGATAACCACACTCACCCTGCGGCGCGATACCGTTTCCAGACCCAAGAGCAACCGGGGAAGGAGGGAAGAGGGAAGGCTGAACCTGAGTCCCGGTGTCCGAGTCGGCCAGGCGCCGGATGCCGCGGCGGCGCGGTTGCGGCACCACGATCGTGCCGAAGGTCCGCTCCCATGCTGTGACGTGGTCGGGCGTGAACTCCTTGCCGCTCAGCTTGGAGCCCTCATGGCAGATCCACGCCAAGGTCTTCACGTGGCTGTCCCGCACAGGGCAGGCTGGCACGGTCCCGAATCTCGTCCACCAGCCCAAGATCACCTTGCCGTTGGAGGGCCGTTCGCCAGGGTCGGGGAGTTCGCACAGGCGCAGAACCCGGAACTTCGGATCGTACTCCACGAGATCGCGCTCGAGGAGCCTGTCCAGCGCAGCGATGACATCGTCAGGCGCCATGCGAGCGGCATCCGCCATGGTCGGGATGCCACCGTGCCAGAGACCTGGTACGTGGCGCTTGGCCTCCGCCGAGGTGTAGAGGGCGAGCCAGAGGATGCGCGCCGGCGCCGCGAGATCGGTCCATGGTTCCCAGTCCCAGAGCGAGGAGCCGAGCCGGGTGAAGGCGGTCATCGCTTCCTCGGTCGCCGGGGCCGAGCAGCAGCGTGCCCCAAGAGTCGATCGCCGACACGCTCATTGCTGAGTTGGTTTTTTACGTCGGTAAGGCGGGAGATTTCGGCGTTGAGCCGCGTGATCGTCTCGTTCTGTCGCTCGATGATCTCGTTGGTCTCCTTCATTTTGGTATCGCAGGCTGCGGTGTATTCTTGATGTCGCTCCTTGAGTTTGGACTCCCAGTCAGCAAGCCGCCTGATGTACCACCAGGGGTCGAGCTTGGCGTCACAGTCAGAACAGGTGAGGGAAGCGTCGCCTTCGTCGCCGACCTCCGTGTGTTGATGCGGGCAAACCAACTGCCGCTTGCGCCGGATGAGGGGCAGCAGATCAATGACGTCAGTCGACACCGTTGCTCCCATCGTGCGGCTCTGGGAAGTTCCGATCATCGTAGATCGACCCCTCCCTGTAGTACGAACCATCGATCATGGCCAACCCGACCTCCAACAGCCCCCACCAGTAGAGGAACTCAGCGAGCACATGCATTCGCCACATGGGCATCTACCCTACGCCACTCCCTGGCAAGATCGTGCACCGTCCTCGTCGTGGGTGCGTTATGCTGCACGCTGGACAGGCGGACAGCGCCACATCTAGCGTGCCTCGACAGGTGCCACGCTACAGGTTGACGACCACCGCTACATGGCCGGGGTCCGTGATCACCCAGTGATCCCCGTCGGACCGATGGACAAGACCAAGGTTGCCGACATGGATGTCACCGAAGAGGACGCGCTGGGCGCTGTAGACCTCGACAAGTCCATCGCCTAACTCACGTAGCTCGGGGACCGCCGTTTGACGAGCCATCGCCTCGCATGCCTCGAGCCACGTCACTATCAGTTGATGAGTGGTATCGGGCGAGCGACCCCCATGGAGTGCCGCATAGGCAGCCTGGGCCGCCTCATGCTGAGCACCGATGAGTTCAAGCGCGCGGTCGCCGGCTGTGGCGTCGCCGGTCTGGGCGTCGAGCACCTCGCCGATATTGCCCACATGATCCGCGCTCTCGCGCCAGAGCAGGTAGATCTGGGCGCCCTTCTCGTCGAGGGCTCCATCGGGTCGAATGACGGTGTAGTAGCGCACGCAGATAGGACGCTCGAGCGACGGCGCCAACTCGGCCGCGAACTCGGCCTCGGTGTCGTCGGCCGTCAGCTTCAGTACCACCTTGTCATCGAGGGTGGGGTAGACGCATCCGTATGCTCCGCATCCGTACTCCTTGATGCTGGCCTCGACGCCATGTTCTCCGACGGGAGCGAGGTCGTTTAGCTTCGGAAGCCAGCGCGCCGGCACCCCCATTCCCTGGAGGCCTTCGTACGTGTTAGCGATGATGCTGGTGGCCCAGGGTGGATTCGGGACCATGCGGGTGGCGCGGCGCATGGTGGTATCCTACAGCCACGCGATGGAGATCAACGATCGAAACCTGGGCAAGTTCAAGGCGTGGCTACTGGAGAGAGGACGCGCAGAGGGCACGGCGGAGGCTTACATCACGAACCTCCGCAGCTGCGCGGCTGACGCCAAGGGGCTCACCCACCGCCTGGTCGCCGGTGACCTTGCCCCGAACACGCTCCGCACCAACCTCGCCGCGCTCAGGTCCTGGGCGTTGTTCATCGAGGACCCCAAGCTCAGCAAGCGTCTGGGGGACATCCGCTTGCCGCCGGCGCGCCGCATCCACACCAAGCAACCGCTGGCGGTCGACGTCCTCCGGCAACTCATCCGGCACCTGAAGACCTGCAAGATGCCATCAGAGGCCATGCGGCAGGTGTTGCTCATCATGGCGATCCGCGGATTCCGGTCGGGCGACGTCCTCCGCTTGCGCCGCACCGAGGTGACGCGCGCGCTTGACACTGGCAAGTTGGTCTACGAGGGGAAGGGGCGGAAGCGGATAGAGTTCTCCGCGGGACCGTTTCGTCCTCAACTCCAGACGCTCGCCCAGATCAAGGGATGGGATCGGGTGCGGGACCTTATCGCCAAGTCCGACAACCCCAAGGTCGCGAGCGTCAAGGTCTGGCGGGCGGCGCGGACGGCGGCCGAGGAGGTGGGCATCCCCGACATGAACCCCCACAGGTTCCGGCACACCTTCGCGACGCGCTACCTCGAGCAACTCCGCGGGGACCCCAACGCCATCATCAAGTTGCAGAAGTTCATGGGGTGGGAGTCCATGAACACTGCCGCTCGTTACGTCGATGCCGTGTCACAGGATGAACTCGACGAGATCGGAGCCGGACTGGTCTCTGGACTGCTCGAGTGAGTCTCGACAACCGCTCCGCAACTAGCGGTGGCCTCGTCGACAACGCTGGACATCGAGCGCCCGGTCCTGTCGCAGTAGTCCTTGAGCCGTTCGTAGGTCGCAGCCGTGATCGAGACGTGCTTCCTCATGTCGGGACTTCCTGGCCATCGGTCGACCACTGACGCCGGAATTCCTCGGCGCGTTCGCAGAGCGCCTCGAAGCCTTCCTTGTCCAGCAGAACGATCAAGATCATCGAGTCCTGGTCGTGGATGGTGACCGCCATGAGGTCACCCTTTCGCTCAAGCCTGAGCTCTCGGGGCGCTCGGGTGAAGACGTTCGACTCGAATACGGTCAGCTTGGTCAATTCCTGGGTCTGGTCATCCCGATTCCAGACAGCATGAAGTCGCGGCATCTCAAAGCTCCTTGTGGGGTAACGCCGGCTGGTCACGATCCCGGTCAAGGGTGCAGGCCGTCAATCGACCGTTCGCATGGGGCCCGGGTACGATACCGGGGTGAGCATCGATCGACGATTTGTTGTGCATCGCCTTGTGGCTAGCCGACCGACGCAGGCTAGCACGAGATGACGCCCCAACGGGCCATGTTCCCGCCGCGCTACCCCTAGTGTGTAGCATATCGCATCACCGCCACTCCTAGGGTGGACCCACTCGTCCGGATTAGGTACCCTGACGCAGATGCCACCATCGAGATCTACAACCGCGATCGCCGAGGAGATGCCGCCTGACACCACACCGAAGGACAAGTGGACCGACCTGGATCCACCCCTTCGGAACTCCGACCGCCTGGTCGCGGTGTTCTCACAGTGCCGGTGGGACGGCAAGATCACGTTCGCGATTCACCGAGAGTTCGACCGCACCAATCGAGAAACGGGCATGGTGGACGTCAACAAGACCGCGTTCATCCCCGAGGGACTGAACGCTTCGTTCGCGGCCATGGTGGAGCTCGCCCTGATCCATCTCGAAAAGCTGAAGGTGGAGCGCACGGCCGGTCGTCTGCCCTACCCGGTCGGAGGGCTCGATTCCAGGCGTCGTCATCGCTGATTCTCGATGAACGGGTGTGTCGCCCCAGGGGCCGATCGGTCCCCCTGTGGGGCAGCAAGGCAACCCGGTAGCGTGTTCTGCCGGGCCCACGAGATGGCGCCGGCCGCGCAACGGGGGGGCTGGCTATCAGCCGAGCGTCGGAGGCAGAGGATGGCGGCGCACTCGGAACAGCGACTCGATGCGTCCAACGTGGCCACGAGGCTGTGGGTAGGCGGCAAGCCGCCGTTCGACCGCGATCTGCCTGACTTCGATCTCCTGGTCCTGAGCGCCCAGGAACTCCAGCCGAGCGAGCTCGCCTTCCATGGTCGAGTGCTGCGCTGCCCCATCCCGGACGGAGCGCTCGACCATCAGGAGTTGACGCGCGCAGTCCTGGCCGCCATGGAGGTCGGCAACGCGCTTGTGGCGGGACGGCGCGTGCTGGTCACCTGCGCGGCCGGTCTCAACAGATCGGCGCTGATCGCAAGTCTGGCGCTCGCGCGCGCTACCAAGATGACGGCCGACGAGATCATCCACCGCGTGCGACAGCGCCGGAGCCCGAACGCGCTCTACAACGCGAATTTCCAGGACATCATCCGACGACTTGTCAGGCGGTAATCTAGAAACCGATGATGGTGTTGTAGCTGGCCAGGAGGGTGTTCCCCTGCGAGACCGTGATGCCGCCGCTGTTCTGCAGAAAGTCCGCCATCCAGCAGAGGCGATAGAGCGCCTGGCTCGCGCTCGTGAGTTGAGTGAGTGTGATGTTGGCGGTCGGCAACAGATCGGTGATCGCCGAGAGTACGGTCAGCCAGTTGCTCACCGGGTGCGCCGCGATCTGGGATTCTGGGAAGAGCGGCAGGTTCTGGGAACAGAAGATGGCGAGGCGCGTCTTGGCCTGATTCGCGATGGAGCGCAAGGCCAGGTTGTCGTACGCCTGTCCGGCGGCCGCCGCCAGTGTCAGAGCGGCGGTCATGACTCGTCCTGGTCTGCGACGTCGATGCGGAGCGGCGCGGGCCCGCCGTTCGTCAGCGAGAACACCAGCGCGTCGAACATACCGTCAGCCGTGGCCCGGATGATCCTCCTGATCGAGGCGTTCGGCGCTAGCAGCGTTGGCACCAGAATCGTCGTTTCCTGATGGAAGGGATTCGGGCTGGTGTCGTCCGTGATGGCGTAGTTCACGCCGATGATGCCGATCGTGTTGTTCTGAACATTGTTGCGATTCGTGAAGTTCACGAAGGCGTAGCGTCGGCCGTAATAGGGCACGACGATGTAGAGCGTGCCCCCGCTCGGCACAACGTAGTTCTGGAAGACGAACTCCTTGTTGATTCTGGCCGGGACGACCGAGGCCAGCGGAGTGAAATACTGGATCACATCCAGGAGCGGCGGGACGAACTGGATCGCATCGGTCGTCGCGTTGAAGGCTCTCGGCCGGAAGTTCGGGTCATAGATGTCATCCGACCAGAACAGGATGCGCCCGGGGCGTTGGGCGGGCGAGAACTGGGCCTCGTTGCGCGCGTTGATGAGGCCGGCGAACGACCGGGTCGGCGAGATCGTCATGAACTGCATGAACGTCGGGACCTGGTCATCGAAGTACGCCATGTTGACGTTCGCGATGTCCGAGTTGGGGCCCACACAGAAAGCGTGGCCGCTCTGGTCCGACTCGTAGATGTCGCCCGGCGAGGAGAGAGGGGTGTTCAGCCGGAAAAAGCCGTAGTTGTTGACCGCGTACGGCGTGGCCTTCGGTTGGGGGAAGGACATCTATCGACCAGCCTTTCCAGTGGAAAGCATGGCGACGGCCGCGGTCGGGACGACACCCGAGGCTGCGCCAGCCAGACCCGTGATCGTCTCGAGCCACGGGTAGGCCTCCACGACGACGCTGACCGGGTTCACGGCGGTCGCCGCGATGTAGAGCCGGTTGCCCTTGGCCACATTGAAGACGAGAGGAACCCCCGTTTGCAGGAGCTGGCCTCGACCCGAGAGGACGGGTGTCAGGTTGGCGTGCTGCCCGACGGCCACCGGACCCGCCGTCTTCAGCGTCAGCGTCACCTTGGCCCACATCCGGTCGCCGTTGTACAGGACCTGCGTCTCCCCGATCTTCGTCAGGTAGGTGGATGTCTCGATCCGGTTCTCGGCGCCCCCGGTGACCGCCGCCGGCGCATGGACCTGCGCCACCGAAGGATTCAGGGAGACCGGCGAGAGTTTGCCGCCGCCGATGACTGGAGCTCTGGGTGGTGCTGCCACGTTCACCTCGTGAAGATCAGGTACCCCAGAACGAGAGCACCGAGAGTGATCATCAGACTACCAGAAACCGGCTCCGTGAAGTAGGGCTCCGCATCCGCTGGGATGGTGTAGGGGCCCGCCGGGGGATCGGGGATGAGGGTCGGGAGACCGCTGAGCCCCGAGGAGACCGCCTGGCCGATGGCCCACTGCCGGTCGATGTCCAGCACGCGGGCGGCGACCTTCGCTGCGGTCTGGCTGCCCAGCGGTACTGCTCCGGTGGACGCGGTCCACTTGGCGATGTCGTGGTAGACGTCTCCGGTCGTGAGCCCTCCGAGCGCCACCTGGGCAAGCTGAGCGAGCTGATGCGACCCCGCACGCCCCACGGCGAAGGCGAGCCGCGCGAGCTTCCATGAATCGTCCGTGCCCAGGATGGCTTCGGGGAATGCGAGCATCCAGAGCACGGCCTCGTATTCGTACTCAAGCACCCCGATGGCGATGTTGCTTTCGGGGTCCGAGCGAGCGCCCGCGTCATAGCCGAATAGCGGCGGCACGTACGCCGCGACCTGCATGTAGCCGACTTCGCCGAGCGAGGGGTCTCCGGGGGCCCCGAAGTTCCCGCCGCTCTCATGCAAGATGATCGAGGCCATCCAGCCCCCGGGCAGACCGCCGCGGTAGCGGTCGATCCAGACCGCAAGCTGATCATAGATCGCCCTGGCCCGGATTACGTCGGCATCGAAGTTCGGATCGGTCGCCACGCGCCGAAGCGTACGCGGCAACCATGGGCCTCGCAAGGTTGACGGAAGTCGCTGGCTGAGATACGCAGGCGCCGCATGAAACATCACCGACCCGTCAGGACCATCCGCGAACCGCTCATCCTCAAGCTCGAGCACCTCCGAATCATCGGCGGATCCGAGAACCCGCATGCTCCACCGCAGACCAACGGGAGCACGGCGGAGTCCTGTCAGACCTCGAAGTTCGCCTGCTGCAAGCTCACCTAGCCGAGGCCCAACTCCTCCATCAGCACATCTCGGGCCGTGTTGATGGTCGCCATCTTCTGGGTCGAGCCACCGTGATCCGGGTGGTGTTTCTTGACCAGCTTGCGATGGCGCACCTTGATCTTGTCGGCATCCAGTGGCTCCTGCTGGTCGAACCCCATGACCTGCCGCGCCGCCGCGCGCGCCTTGCGGACCTCGGCCTCAGGATCGTGTCGGGGCGGATGTGGCGCCCGACGTCCGCCAGCATGTGGGATATTCCAGTTCCATGGACGGCTGGCGCCGGACTGCGCGCGGCGGTGCGCGGCGTCCTCTGAAACCCCGCCGATGTCGGGCCGGTAGTTGCCGCCGATGCCCGCCGCCCACTGGTTCAGGAACGCCTCGGCGGCCCCGATGGTCGCCTCGCCGTTGATGGGTCTCCCCTGCAGCCAATCCCCCAGGGTGTCCAGTAGCACGCGCGCCGGGGGCCTGGGTCGCGCCAATTCCGCCAAGGCCATCCGGTGCGGATCGCAGAGCGGCGGGTCACCCGTGCCATCGTAAGGGCAACGACGGGCGCCCTCCTTGTACGTGCAGCGCGACCGCGCGGGCCTGGGGGGCGGCAATCTAGCTTTCGGTCGGCTGGTCGGTGATCCGATCGCCTAGTACGACGACAGTCGACGGTCCGAGCAAAGGCGCGCCATCCGTCGGGACCGTCAGCGGCGACCCATCGGCACCGTCTGTTGTCACTGGGGGTGCATTCTCGTCGCGGACCATGCTCGTGTAATTGGGCGGGAGTCCGTTGCCCAGCGCTTCCGAGAACACGTCCCCGCCCAGGGAACCGAACGGGCCCAGTTCTACGCCGTCCGGTGGTGGCGCCTCTGCTCTTGAATCGAAGGTCGGCAGCACCTCCGCCGGGTTACCGGGTCGTGGCCAGATGTGGCGCACGATGGCCACCATGGTGGTGGAGGCTGCGTAGAGAATGGTCACCCACTTCGCCAGATCCACGAACTGGTCGGGCGGCAGGTTGCCCAGCGCGCAGAGCGCAAGCACGCCGGCCGTGGTTAGGCCAAAGAACATGTGGGCCACGATTCACCCTGCCTTCGGAGGTGGAACAACGGACACCGGAGACGCAGGCGGTGTCGGCGCGGGCGCGCGCGAGTTGGCCAGAGCGCGGGCGATCAGGGCGTCGACTTGCTGCCAGATCCCCGGGTCGCTCTTCGGCTGCGAGGTCGCCATCGCCACCGAGCCAGTCACGGTCTTGGCGGCGGCGTAGGTCACGAAGATCCACTTCGTGTAGTCGAGCCACTGCTCGACACCGATGGTGCCCAAAGCTGTGAGCGTTGTTGCAGCGGCGATGAGAGCGACCGCGACAAGGCCGCGCTCGCTCTTCCAGAGATCCAAGATAGCTCCCATGAGGCGAATCCTCACACGGGACCATCCGGATCTCAAGGCAGGATGACCGCCGCGAATCGATGCGGCCTAGATCGCGTCGGTCTTGGTGTCCTTCGTGGCGCCGCCGGTTGGATAGGAGCCCGTGTCGCAGGCCGAACCGCCGGCAATATGGGTCAGCCGATCGGCACCGACTGTTCGGATGGTCTCTCGTTCCAGTGTGAACCTACGTGTCTTCTTGAGCTTCTTCATGGTGTTCTCCTTCTTGTTCAAGTCGTCGTTGCCCGGAAAAGAACGCGCGACCGAGCGCACATCATCCAAGGGTGCCCGGTCGCGCTTGCGCGGATGATTCCGCGCGAAGCTACTTCTTCTTGCCCTTCTTGGGCTTCGGAGGCGTGGTCCCGGTCGCGTGGTGGATGTACTGGTGCCACTGCTTGGGGAGTTGCTCCATGTCCATCCGACCCGCGGCCACCTGGATGCCCAGGATGACCCCGCGCACCAGATCGTGCGTAGGGGGCTTCTTCTGCACCATCTCGAGGATGTCATCAACGATGACCCGATCCATCGCCTTGGGCTTCGAGGCCGGCTTGCTCTCCTCGGGCGCCTTGGGGGCGGCGGCGATGGGGAGCTCGGCCTGCGGCCCCTTCACCGCGGGACCCTTCTTGCCGGCGGACTTGGCTGCCTTCTTGGCTGCCTTCTCGTCTCGGGCTCGCTGCTTTGCAGCGACCTCTTCGTCCTTCTTCTTCTGTCGCTGGGCCTGCGCAGCCAGGCGCGCCAGTTCCTTCTTTTCCTTGGCGCTCTGACGGGCGCCGCCCTTGTCACCCGAGGCCCTCGCATCGGCGACCTTCGCGGCCTCCTTGTCCTGCTCGGCGCCCTTGGTGCCGGTGGCCAGATCCCGGAACTGCTCTTCGCTGATTGCTCCCTTGCGCCAGCGCTCCAGCAGCCCGGCGCTCGCGAGCGCGCGGGCGCCCACGATTTTGGAGACCCACGACTCCGAGCGACCGATGATCGTGGCGATCTTGGCGATCGTCATCACGTTGCCGGTCTTCTCGTCGTTACCTGCGCGGAGCCGGGAGGCACTCTCGCTGAGCTCGAAGGCCGAGAGTCCTTGGCGCAGGGTAACGGCGGTCAAAGCCTCGCGGAGGTACTTCTGGGCCAACTCCTGTGACCACTCGACTGGCTCGGGCTCTCGGTCGACGACAGGAACGAGAACGCCATCCGCCTCCTTACCGGGATATGCCACCTGGGTCGCTAGGTAGCGACGCTGCCCGTCGAGCACGAGTTGCTCGATGTCATCCCCATCTTTGATCTGGACCACCAGCAACGGCTCGCTGATACCGGCGAACACGTCCTTTTCGTCGGTCACAGTCTTGGCCAAGATGTCATCGGCCAGCGCCTGGATGTCGGCGTCATCCAGCCCCGTGAACAGACGAGGGTTCGTCCAGAACCGGCGATCAAGCTGGAGATCGCCCAGGGGCACCCACCTGATCTCGCGTCCGCCCTCGGGATGCGCCCCTGCCGTAGGAACGACCGACTCGTCCTCCTGATCTTCCGGAGCGTCCTCGTCATGGACGAGGTTGTCGTCATCGGCCCCGTCCGCTTCGATCCCGGGATCCGGGTCGACTGGCTCCTCGTCCTCGTAGTGCGGCTCGGGTTCGTGCTCGTCCGGCTCCTCGTTGGGATCGGGGTCCAGAAACTCGTGGCTACGCATCGGTCAATCTCCTGGTGGTGGGGAAAGGGGCAGGGACGACGATTTCGGGGAGGTCGTCATCCTTGGCGTCGGCGGCGGGGTGTTCGCCGCTTCGCGGGCTACTGCCATTGCCTGAACCCTTTGGCGACTTACCACCTCGGGCCCAGAATCATCTCGTCACCCCTCATCTCGTTGCTGAACATCATGCACATCGGGCTTTCCACTGGCAAGAGGACTCATGGCAGGATGTCGGCGAGGGCATCCAGGGCTGAACGGATGAACGCAGCCGCTACCTGCGGGACGATCGCGTTTCCGTAGCCCCGCAGGAGCCCCACTCGGCCGGGTAGCCCTGCAACCAGCGCGAAAGTTCCGGGTTCAACTGGCCGGGCGACGGGCGGTCCGCCGGTGGGGTCTCTGCAGAGCACCCAGTCGGCACCGGCCCAGAATCCACCAGTTGCGCCTGCAGGGATAGCGAGGTCACAGACTCGCCGATGTGCGTACCCGCCGCCTTGGTCTCCGTTCCGCGGGCGTGCGCGTCGGGTGTTGGCCAGTGGCTCAGCCGCGCCACCTCGTTCAGGGGCCGGGCGTTCTCGCCGTGCATGTTCGACGCGCTGGACTTCCAGTCCCTGGCCGCCGGGGTTGGCCATGCCGCTGTCCGTGCCGCCCCCAGCAGGGTTGGGTTGCTCGGTCCGTGGTGGAAGGTCTCCCGGCTCGCCGTGCCATCGCTGGCCAGCGGCGTCGGCCACGCTGCGGTCTTCGCCGCCCCTGCCAGCTTGAGCGTTGGCGTCTCGTGGTTCCCGTGGGCGTACGAGTAGTCCCCGCGGGACACGGTCGGCGTAGGCCACGAAGTACAGCCGCTGTCTGGCGTGCGGCGCGCCGACGCCCGCAGCGCACAGATCCGCCGCCCCGACGGTGTAACCGCATCGTTCCAGGTCAGCGAAAACAACGTCGAGCCACCCGAGGCCATCCTTGCTCGCAACCTGCTCTCCAAAGATGATTGGAGGGCGACACTCCTGGATGAGTGCGAACCATGCTGGCCAAAGATGTCGAGGGTCGAGAACTCCTTGCCCCTGGCCCGCGTCGCTGAACGGCTGGCAGGGACACGAGCCGGTCCAGACGTCGGCGGTGTCGGGGATGCCGGCGAGTCGCAGGGCATGCGACCATCCGCCGATGCCCGCGAAGAAGTGCCGCTGTCCAGGTCCAGTGACGTCTGCGGGTGTGAGGTCGGCGATGGAACGGCGGTCGACTCGTCCGGGGGCGATGTGGCCATGGGTGATAAGACTCTCCAGCCAGTTGGCCGCGAAGGGGTCGTTCTCGTTGTAGAGGGCGCTCATCGACTGGAGAGGTGCCACCAGCCGCACACTTTGCAGAGGTATGCGGACTGAGAGGGTTGCTTCTCCAGCGCTTGATCACGCGAGACGAACGTGACCTTGTTGTTACACACGAACTCGCGCCGCTCCTTGGGGGATAGGTACCGACGCAAATGCTCTCTGCGTCGGTATTTCGCTGACCGTCGAGCCATGGTCAGGGTACCGCCCATGTGGCCTGACAGGCGCGCGGCACGGCGTACCCGGTGAGCGGGTCGGGCTTCATGTCGCCGAGGGCCTGGAGGCAGACGTCCTGGGCGTCCGGCGACACCTCACCGCCCGCACCGCACCAGTGCCGGTAGACGATCCCGCACCCTGAAGCGGTAGCCGGCCGACCTGGGTCCAGGACGCCACACCAGGCGTCAGCCTGCTCCTGGCAGGCCTCGGTGCGGGGCATGGGGGTGGCGATGGCGGTGCAGGCGGTGAGCGCAAGGGCAAGCATCGCTGCAGCCCTACCCACTCCGCGGCGCTTGCGTCGCATCTCGATCGCCACGCGCTTGGCTTGGCGCATCCAGACGATCCATCGCTTGTCGTCGATCAGCATGCTGCAGGCGGAGCGCGCGAGTTCGTACGGCGTGACGCTGACTGCGTAGGGATTCTCTTCGGTCAGCCCCAGGGCGCTGTCGATCCAGTTGTCGGTCGGGCTCCCGGTGTTGAGCGCAACGCTGCAGCCATGGAACGCGCACCACTCCTCGTGGTCGGCTTCGGACTGGGAGACGTTGACGACGAACATCGCCGATCCGTTCAGGATTGAGTCGCCGTGCGCGACCATGTCGGCATGCTCGAAGCAGAATGCGTAGTCGTGGGTCACGTGGTCGTCGGTCTCGTCGCTGTCGATGACGTAGCCCGGGACGGGCCAGCTCACGTCGCCGCCCAGATCCACGATCCTCTTGAGCATCCGATCTGCAACCGCGCGGCGGCGGTCGCCCTGCTCCATGGTCAGTGGTCGTCCTGCGTATCGTCGTGTCATAGGAGTTCCTTGTTCAATCCGATGACGCCGCCGGAGGCAAGGAAGGAGCGGAGCGCCAGGAACTCCCGGGGGTCGCCACGGAACTTGGAGCCAACGATGCCGACGATCGCCTCTTCCATGATGCGGGCTCCCATCATCGTCATCCGCGCGAGCACCACGAGGTCCTCGCCGGTATCAAGCGTGATGGCCTGGCTCCGAAAGTCGAAGGCGTACGGCCCCGACACGATCCGAATCTCGTAGCGAACGGTCGCAGCGACCGTCTTGGCGGGGTCCGGCATCTACGCGTCCCCCAACTCGGCCTCGGCCTCTTGCAGCGCCACGTTGAGCTCGGCCGCGCGCTCGTGGGTGCCGCCAGCGTCGGGATGAGCGGTGCGGATGGCCTCGCGATGACGCACACGAGCCCAGTTGAGAAGTTGCGTGCGGGACGGCGCCTGACCAGTCGAGGTCTCCCTGGGTACGTTGAGCACCACCTGCCAAGGCCTCCGGCTGGAGGCTGGGTTTGGAGCCATCTCCTGCCCTCCTGGTGGCAGCGCAGCGAACCCCTGGAACGCGCGGGTGACCATATCCGCCGCGCCCCAGTTCGCGAGGCCTCGCAGGGCCTCCACGGTCTTGCCGATGGCTCGAAGGTTGGCCGCTGGCGTGGACCACCTATCGCAGGCGAAAACCCGTTCCGAACCGTTGATGACACACCAGACCGCGATCCCCGGATCCTCCGACTTGCCACCGGAATACGGGTAGCCCTTGCTGGTCGTGGGCAGATCGCTGGTGATGACCACGTTCTCGGCCCGCATGAGCCTGAGCTCGTACAGCAGGTCCTGGATTCCCTCGGTCAGGGAGACCCTGAAGAGCGCGCGCTCGCGCTTCTCGGGGTCCGTGCGGTCCCAGTTGTCGGGCCACTGCAGGGGGTAGGGTTGGCGCATGTTCAGATCTCCTTGGTGAGCGGGACTACGTCGAGCACCACGCGGTTACCGACCCGGTTTGCCCAGTCGGCCCAGTTCTCGCGGGCCTTGCTTGTCTGAAGTCGCTGTCACCGCAACTCCGGGAAGCAATGCGGGTGGACGACCTCTTCCGAGCCGTCTTCCATCCGCACCCTGATGGCCTGGCCGCCGAGGTGGCCCATGTAGGTGACCTTGGTGCCGGGCTGGACGAGCAACCCGCGCTCCGTCATGCAGGGGCGGTCACAGGTCATGGACAGGATGATGCTCGAGGGAGGTTTGGCGTCCACGGCGGGCAACTTCTTGGGATGTCTGGTCATGATGAACTCCTTCAGGCGTGAGGTGAGGTCGCGTGCACGCCAGATCGAACTCTCCAGCGCCGACACGATCCGTATCACGAGGCGCTCCCACCATGGCACCCCCACGGCTACCAGAACACGCCCCTCCCATCCCCGGCGTGGCTCGAGATCGATGCCCAGATCCGCCAGGGCTTGCTTGAGACGATCGTCGGTCATGGCAGCCCCAACTTGCGGCGCGCCGTGGACTGGTTGATGGCGCCCACGCGCGCCCGCTCCACGGGGGCCATGCGAGCGTAGGTCGGGTAGGTGACGAGGCCTAGGTGGGCCTTCTCATGCATGGCCACCGATTCCCAGGAGATCTGACCCAGCTCGGCCTGCGCGGCGAGCTCCACGACCTCGGCAGGTAGCGGAAGCGGTGTCAGGGCATCATCCACGACTCGCCTCCTTGATGGGCTGACCGGTCAGGTTTCCAAAGGTCCAGGCCGCGATCCGCCGGTCGATGGGCACATCGGGGTCCGACAGGTTGACCATGAGGCGCCAGTTACTATCGCGCGCCAGCCAGGCCGCGCCCACCACCCAATCCACGCCGGCCGCGATCGAGTCAGCGATCACGTCGGTCGGCGCACCGGCCTCGAACCCCGCCCGCACAAAAAAGCGCGACTCTGCCGGAGTTCGCAGCGTCAGATCGTAGTCCTGGGTGAACTGGCGGTCGATCTGGACCGGGACGCCGACCATGGTCCCGGGCTGGACCAGCGTGGGCCCTTCGATGACGGGCTCTTCTTCTACGACGACCGTATCATCATCGTAGAGGAGGGGAACGGAGACGGTGCGTGTTCTCATACAACCTCGGTGGAGAAATGTAGAACGGTACCAGCGGCGGTGAGGTGGAGCGAAGTGCGGCGCGGGTTAGCGCGGCGCGGGTTAGCGCTTGATCATCACGATGTCGCTCAGGTCGCTCACAGCACGTACTCCCGGCTCAGGTTCCTGCCCGCCCACTGCACGGTGACCAGGGCGGACCGCTCGAACGTGCTCTTCTGGCACTTCTTGCAGGTCCCCGTATGCTCGCGCACCTCTACGGACACCGCTTCGTTGCTCGATCCTCGCATCCAGGGGTGCCGCCCGACCTCGGCGGTCGCCGCCTGGATGCGAAGGAGCGTGCGGTGCTCGCCGCCGGTGAGCGGCGGGTTGGGGGAGGTCTTCCAGTCGACCAGATCCGCCAGGGTGCGCGTGACCTGCGGGCCCCCGATGGGCACCTTCAGGCATGTCCAGATCCCTCTGACGTCCTTGGGGTGGCCGATGTCCGCAAACACCATCTGCCGCCGCTTCGTGAGCAGCCCGAACGGCCGGAACAACTCCTCGCGGGCGATGTTGAGAATCTCGTCCTCCGGCAGGAGATACGAGCACCATCGGGCGCGTTGATCGGAGGACCCGCGGTCCCGGAGCGCCAACTGCTCTTGCCAGGCGTTGCGGTTGGCGACCTCGAGCTGCTCCACCGGCGACATCTGGGTGACGCTGATGCTGGCCACATGCTCCGGGCGGACGCCAGGGCGCCGCAGGGCTGCTCGCTTGGCGGCCTCGTGCGCCGCCCCCAAATCGGTGGACTCGACCATGAGGCGCAAGTGAAAGGTGATGTCAGCGTGGTAGCGATTGGTGGGGGTCATCGAGATCTCCATGAGAGTGGCAGGGCAGGGCTGAGCGGTCCCACAGCGGCACGTACGCAGGCCTACGTGCCGCCAGAGGATGTTCAGCGCTTGCGATCGGGGTGATCGATCAGGGCGCGCGCTAAGCGGTCCCACATGGGCACGTGCAGAGCACGTGCCCACAGAGGACGCTCAGGCTGCGATGGAACGGCGGTGCATGGCCTGGAACCGAGCCGTGCGCTTGACCATCGCCTCATGGTAGTAGGTGTTGAATATCTGGCGCGGTGCGGGCGGCGCATGCGGAGCCTCGCACAGTGTCAGGATGGGTGCGGGTGGCGCCTCCGGCATCGGGGGTGGGGCCTCGCACACCTCGGGCGCTCCCGGGTCAACCACCATGACCGGATCTCGCACCTGGGACGGCAGGGTGACGAGCCTCACGCCCGCCCGTAGCGGGGCCCGGCCGACATCGCCGGCGCGATACCGCTCGGTGCCAAGGGCCCATGACGTTGCATCGTCCATGTCACGCGCGAGGGCGTTCGCGGCGGACACGCTGAGCGGCGCCGAATCACAGGCCAGGATCTCGCCTCCGATGGAGCGGTAGTAGATGCGAACGATGCACCTCGCCTTATCATCGGGCGTCGCGCTGGGATCGATCTGTCGCTCCGCGAGTGCCACCTCGCCACGCTCCTCCGCGAGCTCGAGAGCCTTGACGTAGTCGACCGGGCGGTCCCGGTGCGGCTTGGATGGGCGGATCCGGGCCATCCTGCGGAGGATTGCCTCGCGGCTTTCCGCTGTCACGTTCACCGCCAGCCTGAGCGTGCATTGATCGGTGACGTGCACCGTCAGGGCAATCGGGCCGTGTCGCTCGTCGCTTTCCGAGTTGCACGAGGGGCAGCGGGGCGGAACATCGTCGGTGCCCGTTCGGTGGCACGTGAGGCATTTCCATGTGGGGTGGGCGGACATGGACCTACTCCACCCCTGCGAGGGCCGGTTCCGGATCGCCAGCCTCGCGGCGCGCGACCGCGAGCGAGTTGTGGTTGCGGTAGGCTTGCCAGCAACCCAAGGATGGCGTCCAGCGGAACCCTGCGCTCTTGAGTCGATCTCGGACTTCCACGTCCGGCTTGCCAGGGAAGTAAAGCCTGACGCGGTTGTCCGCCGGACTATCCTCGAGCCGGGCACTCTCGCCCGTGATCTCGGTTGTCTCAGTTGCCTGATCTCGTGCGATCTGCGTGAGGCGGACCTTCATACGGCGGATGTTGGCGTTGTTATTGGTCAACTCGTAGTCGGCAAAGCCGATCCGCCCGGCGAAGTCCGGTTGCAGCAGATCCCGGGCGCGAGTCTCGGTAAGACCGAGTCCGACCAGTACGGCGATCTGAGCGTCAGGGCTGGCCTTGGCGTGCTTGCGGATCGCGGCGTTGCATGCCCTCATACGCGCCTGAATATCCTCGGCTTTCGTGATCTTCTCCAAGAGACGCGTGGTTGCGTCGCTGTCACCCGCCATCACCGGCCGCAGCTCCGGCTGCAGTGCCTTGCGGATCGCGGTGAGCGCTCGCTCGCGATACTCGACGAGTTCGGTAGTCCGCTTGTCCGCGACATCGTTACGCTTGGCGTTGCGACGAGTCGGAAAATTACTGCCGCCCGTGATCATCGTGGACATGCAGCGTGAGCGTGCGGTGAGGTGGGCCAAGTAACGCGAGCGGTAGCCCTCGCGGTAACGCGTGAACTCCTCGTCGAGGGTTGCGCGTTTCTCGTCCGTGGTTGCGTACTTCTCCAGACTGGAGTAGTCGCCGATCAGGGTCGCGGCATAACCTGAGCGCTCCGAGGCACCGCGGTTCTCGGGCACAAACGAGGTGCCAGCGTGCGCGCGCTGCGCCAGATCGAGCGGGATGTCGGATTCGAGGTTGGCGAGAGTGAGCATAGGATTAGGCCCCCTGACGCGCGAACGTGAGCGAGATCGGATCCAGCGCGTTCCACTCAGGGACGGTGAGCCCGCTGGTGCTCTCGAAGTACCGGCCATTGAGCGCGCTCTGACACACCATGGCCTGGTACGTGGGGAGAACCTTCCCGGTGATCACGCAGGCGCGATGCGACCACGGCTCGCCCACCAGAAACCCTTTGCGCACCCACTCCAGCGGCGGAAGCACCTCGAGCATCTCATCGTAACGCTTCAGATCGCACGGCTTGAAGGCTGGGCCTGTCTTGTCGGTTGTCGTCTCGGAACCCATGAGTCAACTCCTTTGGCCCCCAAGGGGCTCGTGGTTGGCGTCTGTATCGCCGCACCGATGCAGGATCGGCGCGAGCTGGACAGCGGCAAGCTACAGCTTGCGAACGTACTCGGTGAGCGATGCCAATGCACGCTGTCTGCCAGCGTGGGACTTGAGAGCGACCGCGTGCGACCTCCGCTCGTGGACGTGAGAGCACTCCATGTAGGCGCTAGCGTCCCTGACGTATACCCCGGCGCGGCGCTGGGCGAAGGCCCATGCGATCCGGCAGGATCGGATCGCCCCTCCCATCACGGCTCCCTCCGACCGGATCGCATCCATGCATCGAGTTGGCGCTGGATCTCGGCGCTATTCTCCAGCCCGGTGGAATCCAGGTACTCGTTAGCGTCAACGTAGTTGTGAAGTTCTGCGAATGACCTCACCGCAGGAACTACCCCAGCTGCGATGTCAGCGGTGATCCCATCCTTCCCTCGGCGTACCGCCCGCGCGATCGTGTCGCCGTCCATCATGGTCGCCACGGCCGCAATCTCGGCCTCGAACGCGGTACAGCTATCGAGGTGGTAGCCGATCCCGTGGCAAACGTTACACACCGTCATCTCCACGCCACAGGTGAGACAGAACCCGTCGGGGCCCTCTGCACACTTGGCGCCCGCCCCCGCTTCGTGTTCAGCCGTCATCTACGCGCAACCCGGTACGGGCGCGGGGTTGCGCACCATGTCAATCGCCTTTCGTGTGCACTCCATCACGAGATGGGTCACCTCGTCGGGGCCGCACATTACATGATCGCGGTAGAAGTGCGCCGATTCCCACGTGTGGAGCGGCGTCGCCCACGACTCCTCGGAATCCTTGGCACGCTCATACTCGCCCACCAAAAACATCCCATCCATCGCTGTCACCACAACCTCGCGGCCCTCGGTAGAGAACACCAGGGCGGCACACATCCCTCCGGTCTGCTGCAAGGCCCAGCCAAACGGACCTTCCCAATCCAGATCCGATGAAGCGAATCCTACACGTTGCAGGAGTGCGACATCGTCGCGCACCCAACATTGACAGTGGCATGTGTCGCATGTGGCGAGCATGTCGCCGTCGGGGCACGGCACCTCGGCGGTACGGGACATGACAGCGATCGCTTGCATGTGTCGGACGTATGACTTGGCGCGCTCGGTACCTTGGAGTGCAGCATGGTCGCATTCCACACACAGAACCTGTGCCCATGGCGTCCAAACGCCCACACGAGCAAGCTCGGCCCCGCTCATGGCGTCCGCCCCAATTCGCCAACCGACGGCACGATGCGCACCCCCGGCTCCACATATTCGCGGCGTCCAACGATGACGTGGGCGATTCGTCCGCTGGGCAAGCGGCGCTCCTCGCGGCGCTCGATCACGGCATACGGAGCATGGCCAAGGTCGCGTTGCCATGTCCAAGAGGTTCCCTCCACGAAAGGGACGGGAAGCATATTCCGGGCCCGCTCGCGCGCGTGGCCGAGGTCGCTTCCCAGGTTGTGGATGGCGCTGACTCGGCGGTAGGCGCCTCTACCGGCCGAGATGTCGCGTTGCCAGACAGCGGCGATGTAGGTGTGCTGGCGCATGGGGTTAGCGAGACCTCCGCCGAGCATCACGCTCTACGATCTGATCATCGACTCCGTCATGGATCGCGGCGATCTCCGTCAGAACCGACCGGAGTCGCCTGATGCGATCCTCGTGATCCCGCTGGGCCATCGATGCCACGTCAGGGCCCTGCGGATAGTAATCGCGCGCATTGGGGCCCATATCACCGAGAGCCGAGATAGCGTCGCCGATCGCACGCATGGCACGGTGCGCCTCGTCGCGAAGGCCTTCGGCATGAGATCCGTTGAGATGAACCGTGGGAATCAGGACCGCCATTGTCGTACCTCCAAGAGGTTTCAGGTTGAGCGAGTCGCGGTGTCTGTCCATCCTGCCAGTGGAATGCCTGACAGGATCGACGGGCATCACGCCCCGTGAACTACTTGCGTTGCAGTCGAGGGAGTCCTGCGCCCGGCTTCGCAGCCGCTGTCAGACCTATGTCCGCTGTCATCGCTCGCTCGTAGGTGAGGCTTGCCTCTGTCATGGCGTCGGAAAATTCGCGTGTGCCACGATCCATCGTACCTTGGATGTGAGCCACACGCGCGGCGTAGGCGGTGGAGGCTCGCTGTGCTGGTGACATCAGGTTCATCTCCATGGTTGCAGACCACATGCCCAGCACGCCAGCGCCACGACAAGCGCCATGAGCGCCACGCTCGCCAGTGCCCAGCCACGCTCTGGTCGGGACCGCATGTCGACATCGGCGACAACTCGGGTCGGCACACCCTGCCGCCTGGCGCGGCGCGCCATGAGGATGCAGGTAGGCCTGAGCGGGGTAGCGTGGCGACGAGTCAGGAACACGCGCTGTAGCCTGTGACCAGTGAAGCCATGGCCCGAGTAGCTCACCACACGGCGGGGAAGCACGCGCACGTGTACCCCCGTGCTTACACCGCATGCGACCACGATCATTCCGCCGGATCCCGATGCGATGATCGCCCACATCAGTAGATCCTACACCGCACGGCGCCAACCATGCCCATCTCGACCACATGCGTCACCGGAAGTCGTGACCAGCGTGCCTGTTGATCGTCGTGGTCCCGTTGGCACTGCTCCGACAGTGACAGGAATGTCATGCCGCACAACTCGCAGGCGCAGCACGCCTCGACGCGGTCGACATGCCACCTGTCGCACTCCTCCGCTTGCGAGCACCACAGATCGCCGTAGATACGTTGCCTGTGAGCGTCGTCAATCAGGGGTTGCTTATCGTGGCACCGGACGCAACGCGCGCGAGTACCGTATCCCGTATGGCCGTAGTAGCCTACCGTAGCGTCGCGAGCGCTCGGGATGTACTCCTCGGTGCTCACGCCGCGCGCTCCGGAAGTCTACCGCTCTCAGCTACCGCTAGGAGCTTGGCCCGGAAGTTACCGAGGTCGGGCGCCATGGCGATCGGCTGCGAATTGGCCAATTTCCAGGCGACGATCTGGTCGCGCGTGCTTCCCTGCCAGGAATCGCCGCTCTGGACACCCAAACGGTGGAATTTCCACCCTCCGAGGAGTGCGGGAAGCATTTCGACCCACACACAGCGCTCGTCTGTGATGACGAAGTACTGTCGCCACATGTACTTGGGGTCGGTACCCTGTGCGACCATGATTGCGGGTTCGGTGGCCATGGCTAGCGCGCCTCCTGGGGTTGCAGGTTGGGATCGTCGATCTGGACCCCCGCGACGGTGGTATCCAGAGCGGCGCACTCCAGATCCATCTTCCCATCGTGCACGGCAACCACCGTGTAGACCGCGCCCGTCTCGAAGGACTCACCGGGGCCCGTAGCGATGAGTTCAGCGCCCACGGTCGGCACGCGTCGGCCTGTGGCGACGCTGTAGATCGGGTACGGCGCCTCATCGTCGAACCAGTCCGGTCCGGGGCAGTAGGCGCGCTCGCCGTCCTCGGTCGGGTTGGTTAGGTAGCAGGCGCCGGGTGCGCACGGCGAGCAGAACTGAGCGCGGGTGAAGTACGGCGAGAGCGTGAACCACGCGTCACCCGAGGAATCCAGAAAGCCCTGATACGAGCCGTCGTCGAGCACTTCGCGGCTTGGTTCGTCGCCGGTGGTATCACCATCACGAACGAACTTGCCGCAGGCTGGACAATCAGCTCCGCGCTCCTTGTGCGAGCCCCGGTCGTGTAGCCTCCCCGTCTCGAGGTCAGCCGGCCAGTCCTCCCCGCAGTGAGGACACAAGTCGTCATACTCGGCCTCGAAGCTCTCGTGGGCGAACTCGCTCAGTGCGCTCAGTGGGATAATTCCATAGCCAATCCCGGTCGTGGCATCGCGGTTACACGTGCCACCCGGTCCGCTGTAGTCGATTCCGCGACCCATAGGCCAGCCTTTCTACCCTCCAAGAGGGTCCGGGCAGTGCCGCCCGGTCAAAGAAGGATACTGCAGGGACCTTGCCAGCGGAAAGTCAGTCCACTCCGGAGGTGCCCAGCGAGCTTAGGAGGAGGAACCCACTCCGGAGTGGTTGAAAGCGGTGGAACCCTGACGTCAGGGTGTCAGATCTGGTCGATTTCTGACACTCCGGAGTGGGTTCCCGACGGTCCCCGGGGCCTCCCACGCTCCGAATTGGGCCTCTGACGTGGGGTCCCTGGACCCCGGATCCCCGCCCATGGGCTGCAGCCCCCAGATCTACATGCCTCGAAAGCGCTCGGAAAGTCCTGCTCGGGTCCACCGGAACCCCACGGGAACGCGCATGATGCGTCCGGAGCCCCACCATGAAGACCCAAGACCCCCATTCCGAGCTCCAAGACGGGTTCGAGTTGGCCCCGCCGCCGCCCATTGGGCCCGACGGAGCTCCCCAGATCCAACCTCAGCGCTCCGACCCGCCCCCGAGGCCCTCATTGTGCCAAGCCGGCCCCTGTCGCCGCTACCACAGGCTAGTCGTCCAGGTCGATGCCGAGCAACCCGGCGCGGTCCGGCTCCCCATCGCGCTCCCAGAGGGGACGCCAGGGGCGCAGGAGACGCCGCACGGGACCCTCTACCGCGCGCCAGCTGCGTTCCACGTCCAGACCCACCACTACTGCTACCCCGACACAGGGATCGAGATGCCCCTGGGGGCGCTTCCGGTCGTGGAGTGCAACAGGTGGGAGCCATCACCACCGAGTTCTGACCGCGGGATCGGGGTCAGCCGCTCCGACTTCGAGCAATCCCCCTCGGGCCTGGCCTATCGCGACGCAGTCACCTGCTGGGAAAAGGCACGCGCCGCCGAGACGCTCGAGGCAGCAAAGGCCGAGCGCATGATCGCCCTGTCCATGGCCGAGACGCCGACCATCGCCTGCCAGGTGTGCGGCAACAGATTCGAGGAGGCCGAGCTCGACATCCAGATGCGCTGCCCGGGGTGCATCGGGGCCAGCCTGCAACCCCGCGCGCTCCAGCGCGACTAACCCACCACACGGAGATCCCATGAGCATCGACCAACTGAAGCAAGACCTGAAGGCCGTAGCTGGCGCGCTACCGAGCGGCCCCCTGACCACGGCCGCCGAGATGGCGGCCTACATGAAGAACAACCTCCTGCCCTTCGTCGAGGCTGTCGTGGGGGAGTTGGAGGAGATGGACGGCAACATCGAAGACCTGGTGATGCAGGCCCAGGATGTCCTCCACGAAGAGAACGCCGAGGTGTTCGCCGGGATCATCACGAGCGGCATCATCCTGGCCAAGGAACTCGAGGAGCTTGCCGCGAAGACCGGCGACAGCAAGCGGTTGCAGCCGCTCATCAATGAATGGCGCGAGCTCGCCAGCCAGGGCTCCGAGTTGCTCGAGGACATCACGATTCCGGATCCTGATCCGGACCAGGCCGATCCGCCCGAGACGACCGAGGCAGAAGGAGCGAAGGCGTGAAGGTCGCAAGAACCGTGGTCGCCGCCGCCGAGGATGCGGACGCGGAATCCGAGCCGACCGCGCAGCCTTCCTCGGACGACGGCGCCAAGGAGCCCGCCGCCCCCGAGGACGGCGCCAAGAAGCCCGAGCCGCAACGCGAAAAACTCTCCCCCGTGATGCGGAAGATCCGCGACGAGGAGGAGCAGTCGCTCAAGGCGTGGCTCGAAACCATCGGCACCCAGGGCGCCTTCAAGGTCCAGCTGCGGCGGACCGAGCCATCTTCGTCCTGGGACCCCCGGACGAACGCTAGCGTCAAGGTGAAGGGCTACCTGGGGACGTTCGACCACACCATCGACGAGGCGTTCATAGCCCGCGAGTACGGCGGCGGCACCTTCGCGCTGAAGGTGACGAGACAGGGCGCCGACGGAAGTTATCAGTACGAGAAGGGGCTGCACCGCGTCATCGAGATCGCCGGCGAGCCCAGGACCGACCGACTTCCCTCGAATGCCGCCCAGGCGCCCTCGCAGGCGCCCTCGCACAGCGAGAGTGCCCCGGTTATTCAGCACGCGCTCGACATGATGGAGCGCATGGTCAGCAAGCAGGGTGCGCCCGAGCCCAAGGGCGTCGACCCGGCGATGGCCATGCTGGTCGACCAGATGCGCGAGCAGATGCGGACGCAGGCCAGGGAGATGGCCGAACTCCGCGCCGAACTATCGACGGCGCGCAACCAGAAGCCCCCCGAGGATCCGTTCCGGGAGAAGATGCTCGACAAGCTCATCGACGGCGATTCGGCGCGAGTCACCGCGCTGCGGGCGCAGCACGAGTCGGAACTGCGCGCCGCGAAGGATGGGCACGTGCAGGAGGTCCGGCTCATCGAGGACCGGCACGACCGCACCATCAAGCAGATGCAGCAGACCCACGAGCTCATGCTTGCGGGCATGAAGGCCAGCTACGAGCGCGAGATAGCTGCGCTCAATGCCTCACACCAGGCCACCGCGACCGCGAACACGGCCACCAAGGAGGTCACCGTCGTCACGCTCAACGCCGAGATCAAAAGGCTCGAGCGCGACAACGACGAGCTCAGGAAGGACAACCGCGATCTCCGCGAGAAGAAGGACAAGCCGCTCATCGAGCAGTTGAAGGACATGAAGACGCTCAAGGAGGCGTTCTCGGACGGCGAGGAGGGCGAGGGCTCCACCATCAGGGAGATCGCCGGCATGATCCCGTCGGCCATCGAGGGCATCGGCGGCATCATCGCCAGCCGGTCCGCCGCGCAGCAGCCCCAGCAGGCCCAGGCGCGCGCCGTGGCACAGGCGCAAGCGCAGCGCCCGCGGATCGTCGCCAACCCGAACACGGGGGAGCGGTTCCAGCAGGTCGGCGGCAAGCTGGTCCCGGTGAAGCCCAAGCCGAAGATGGTGACCACGGACGCGGGTCAGGAGATCGAGGTTCCCAAGATCGAGGAGCCGACGCTGAAGCTCATCATCTCCCAGCTCGAGGCCGGCTTCGGCAGAGATGAGGACCCCAACATCGTGGCGCAGTCCGCCAAAGCCATGACCCCGCCCGACATCCTGGCATGGATCCGACAGCACCACAGCGAGCAGGTGAGCGGCGTTGACCTGTTCATGCAGAAGGTGGCAAAGTTACCGGGTACTTCGCCCCTGGCTTCACAAGCAGGCCGCAACTGGCTCCGCAAGGTCGGGGCAGCCCTCATCGGAGAGTGAACGACATGACAGCGGAAATCTTTCTGGCGGTCTTTCTGGCGAGCCTTCTCGTAGCGGCGGTTCAGTGGGTGTTCATCTTCACGGTCCACCGGCCGGTGCAGCGCTGGATGGCGAATCGTGCATGGGATAAGCTGGCGAAGGACCGCTCAGGGGCTCCTGCGAAGTTCGCGGAGTTTACGGCCATCCCGCTGCAGGGTGCAGGCGCGTCCTCTGGCGGTCTGGATCTGGCGGTCCCGAGCGATCTCACCCCCGAGGCTCTCCGATCGTTCAACGCGGGCGTCCATCTCCAGATGAGGGCGCTGGCGTTCTCCGAAACCTATCCGGAACCATGGTCTACCGGACCGGGGACGGCGGACGCTCTGGTCGCGCTGATCGACTCTGCGCGCGCCTACGGGACGGCGACATCACCCACTCGGGCCCAAGAACTGCGCCAGATGGCGGAGTTTCATGGCGCGATGCAACGCAAACCGGAGTAGGATAATCCAGTCGCCTCTCATCTTTTCCGGGTGAAGGCATGCTTGCACCGCGCCCCTCATAGCCTGATGATCCCGCCGCTCCAGCCGATGTCCGGCCTGGGATACGGCGGGTCACGCCTGTTCTGGTTGCCGGACGAGCCTCCCACCAGCCGCATCGGGTACGCGGGGGCGCCCCAGACCATCGACGTGATGCGGCAGGCGGCACTCGACGACGCCAACCACTTCGAGACTCGCCAACTCGCCGAGGCGGTGTGCGAGGGCATCGACTCCAAGGACTACTGCTCGGAGTACCTGGCGCTCTACTACTGCCTGCTCCAGCGCACGCGGTACATGCGCGACCCCAGGCGGACCGAGCTCGTCCGGGCGCCGTACCTCATCAGCCGCCAGATCCTGGCCGGGCACCGCCCGTCCATCGACTGCGACGATGGGGCCCTCTGGCTCGCTTCCGCGATCCTGTCCGTCGGTGGACAGCCCGACTTCGTGACGTGCGCCTTCAAGCGACTCTATTTTGACGGTCGGATCCAGCACAGCCACGTGTTCAC